GAACACCCTCCAATTAAGAAAACCGTAAAATAGAATGGTCTGCCTTCTTTAAAGTTCTTATTCTCAACCAAGCATGCCATTCCATTGCCTAAGAATATTGAGCCGAATAAGATCAGACCCAGTACTAAATATGAAATTTCATTCACCTCGATTCTCGATAAAAGGAATGTTTTATTTTTACTCTTAAAGTAGTTGTAAGTAACCCAATGTTTTTTCTAATTTCATGTCTTTACAATTTTCAATGCATTCTTTCTTGATTGCTTCTCCGCATTCTTTATGTACCGCGAATTCCTCATATTCTTTGTTGTCAGCTATTCTTATGTAATAAACGATCTCGCCTATGTGATCCTTGCATTTAACACACTCCAATGCATCACCTCGCTTCCTATATTTCTAATATACTCGGATCTCATCAATTAATCAATAACTATTTTATTTTTATTCTAAATATTTTTTAAAAAGTAGGAGAGTTTCCTCCCCTACAGTACAATAAGGCTGCTGCTAATGGTTTTGAGTTCGTTTATGAAATACACGAACAATTATTGCCGCTATGAAGAATAAAGCAAACAATCCAAAAGCCATTGATCCATCCTTTAAAATTATCCCAAAGATCAACAATGCGCAACCAGACAAAATAAATAGTATTTTACTTAAGATATTGATCATTTACACTTCTCCATACAATCAAAGAATGCATTTACACCAATAATACCAGCAGAATTTACACAAGCATAGCAAGCAGTCCCCGCTGTTGCTGGAACACCAGCTGTGCATGAAACTCCACATAAAATAGCTAAACCGGTAATTGCCCATTGGCTAATATTCTTATCACCTAAGCAATCTGATACGCATCCAGTCCAACTCTTCTGAGCACTCATCATGTTAGATGAACTTACTTTGTCCTCTGAAGTTTGTTTTGTTTCAAAGACCCCTGACTTGTCCTCATCCTTAACACCATTAACCCAATAATTCATTTCGTTTTGAGTACTGCTGATTTTCTTCATGTCAACTTCATAGTACTCTTCAATATTCATATCGCTATCAAACGAAACATTGAATGAGCTAACTCTGTCTACTTTTTCAGTGTCCACGTATAAATAAGAAACCGAATAAGTTACTGTGCCATCATCATACTTGATACCTCTAACTGATGCATTATCAAATACCTTTTCGTTTGATTTATGATATTTAATGTCTCCATCTTCAATTGCTTTTTCTGCCTTGGATAGAAGTTTTCCCTTAGTCTTTTTACTCACATCAATAGTGTGATCTGCAATAAATTCCGCCTCTGATTTTACTTTATCCTTGTCGACATTATCTGTTGAAATTGTGCTCTTTGCATCACTGTTCGGAGGAAATGTTGAAAAGGCCAGGACAAATACGGCAACTAGTGCTAAGATCGTTCGATAAAAATTGTTCATTAAAATATCCCCTTTGTAAAAATATAATTCTCATCTGGCACCAATACTTATCAAACAAACAATCTCATAAATCACCTTCTTTCTTTAATAAATGCTACCAATCATATAAATAATTGTTAAGAAATACTGATGATTTTGAATATTAAGTAACACAGATGTCCTTATATCAAGGGGATATTACTCACCTTTATAAACAGCTTATGTAATTTTGCAATTCCTTAGATTTAGTAAAAATCTCACCGAATTTTTTGTCTATAGTTTTCCATTGTCTTTCAGATGTTGACGGCAACTCATTTTCAAGATAAATGAACAACTCATCAACTCTACTACTAAGTTGATCTATATTTTGCACAAGTGTTTCTTTTATTGGGTCAGATATGTGCACGGATCCGTCCTCCCTTATGAAAAGATAATTACCGCCTTGCTGTTGTTATTTTTTATGTACGGTGAATGTTTTCTCTGAAGGTAATTTGTCCTCCTACCTTCACCAAGGCTCACATTATAAATACTTCTTACTTTATGTACTTCATATGCTTGTTCTTTTGCCTGTTCAGGTGATATCGCCTCAATTATCAAAGACGTGTTTTCGCCTTTGCGGTCTTTACATCTAACATAGTACCTTTTCAATAAACATCCCTTTATCCTTTCTTTTTATCCTGTTGTACTAATTCTCTTTTAGATAAGTCTTAAAAAACTCATCCAGGTTTGCAGCAATCGCTCCAGCAACTTCAGCACAATGAGCATGACTCTTTTCTTGAGATCTTAAAAACTCAACTGCAGACTTAGCAATGGCTTTTATTTTCCCCTCGTCCAATTTGCCGCTTCTTACTTCATCTTTAATTTTTTCGGCTTCCTCTTTTAAGCTTTCTGGATAGTTGACCACAGAATTCACCTCTTGTATTTTATTTTTACTCTTTAAAAGACAAATTTTATTTAAATTGCCGCTTCTGTTTGTACACCCTTTGACATTGAAAAATCAGCGTAGCTTAAAATATGAGCTATTACATCAACTGTCCATCCGTCCCCAAGCATGTTGTATCTATGACTGTCTGCAACACCTCTTGTATAACCTTCAGGTACAGTTTGCAGTCTCTCGTATTCCAGAGGAGTAAGTTTTCTAACTCTATCATTATGTATAACTTTCTTTTGCTTATGACCACCTCTACATGCTGTTAAGGTTGGAGCTTTAAAGTGAGGACTGTATACCCTTTGTAAAATATCATAGTTGTATAAATCAAGCCTTGCAGCTACTCGCTTATGCAACCCATAAAAATCATAATTAAGATTGTAATAATATTTTTCATCAACGTTTTCCTCAAGAATATCTGCTAAGACCTGGTGTCTTTCATTGGGTTGTTTAACGTTTGGAATGTTAGTCCAGTAATATCTTTTTCTTTCCTGTGCAGACAGTAGTCCACTGTCTATCATTATTGGTTCAACGCCTAAGTTCTTAGTAATCGTTTCTTTATCCTTCTCTTTCATACTCTCAACATTTTCATATAAAAAATACTTGGGCTCAACTGTCTTTAGCGCCCTCACATACTCAAAGAACAATTTTGATTTATCTCCTGCCAATCCTGTAAAATGCTCTTCTCGATCAGCTACAGTTATAGTGAGGTTCTGACATGGACTTCCGCCTAGCAAAAGATCAATTTTATTTAATCTTTTTAATCTACGTTCATCTAATTCTAAAATATCACCTAGTTGAACTGTGGATGGATAGTTCCTTTGTGTTACAGCGATACTCGATTTCTCGATTTCACTCGCATAATATGTATAATCAGTAATGCCAATTTTATTTAGGGCAATTTGTCCGCAGCTCATTCCGTCAAATAAACTTAGTACTTTCACTGAATCACTCCATATAATTTATTTTTATTCTAAATAAAATTGATCTTTTAAACAGTTTCACAAACACTTCACACATTTCAAATATTTAACATGCTAGACTGTAGTTGTAATCACAATCAAAACCTAGGAGGTAATTCTTATGAAAAAGTTTTACAAAGGATTGATTGTTTCTGCTCTATCGCTTACAGCACTAGCACTCCCTGCATTCACATCACAGGCTTCAGCTTTAACCCCTGTCAAATCAATTGATCAAGTTAAGCAGCTAGGTGATCCGCTTGGTACAGTTGATTTTCACATGCTTAGGAATTCTAATGTATCTCTATTAAAAGGCTACACCCGATGGGAAATTGTATCTGGAAGCAACCTTATAAGCATTAGTTCCAGTGGTGTCGTATCCTCTCATTCAACTTTGGGCACAGCATTGGTTTACGCGTATGACATTAACGACAATTATGTGATTTATAAAATTACAGTAGAAGCACGTTAGTTTACTAAGGAGTGTTAATTCACTCCTTTTAACTTTATTTTCTCTCTAAATATAATGATATTTTAAAGTAATTTCCGTTCAATCTCCTCCCAATTCATAACACGAATAAATCTATTGTCATTCCTGTTATGCGGTGCATCAAATAGTATCTTCATTCCATCAAATGTTTCTAAGTTATGCACTCCGTCATCAATCATGATGTCTGCTTTAATTATGTTTTTATTGCCACAAAGCACAACATTACTATGTGGAATATATGGAAAATGCTCTGTGAGCCATTCTAACTTTGCTTTAAGGGATTCTGGATGGTTTGTTGCTGTAGTAACAACATATACTTCATATTTCTTCGCCAGCTCCTTAACTGCTCTCTGACTTCCTTCTATAACATCCAGATTTCTGAATAATTCGTAATCCAAATGCCTGTAAACATTGTTTTGGGTATTTGAATATTTGCTAATATCCCAGCACAGTATATCTTCCTCTTTTAGAAAAGGATCATCATAGGTGTTAATGCAGGCTACCCAATCACTTAGTAAATCGGCTAAAACTTGATCCATGTCAATTGCAATTACTTCCTTCATAAATCACCCCATCCGTTAAAAAGATTATGCCTTTAGCAATTTCTTCGCTAGACCACTGTTCTGTATCCCATGAATATGTATGTAACCCTACATCGCTCATCACTTCTCTGTATAACTCTAAAACCGGTTCAATATCACGATCATTTATGTATTCATCACCACGTTCAAGCAAACGTTGCTTAATCACTTTTGAATCAGCATGTAAGTAGATCACTTTGGCTTTACCCCTAATCTTCTCCTCAATTGCCCTTTGCTGCTCTTCCGTTAAGATTGAGTAATCCTTGAACTCCCTCGCATAAACTAAATTTGAATATATGTATCGGTCAATAATTACATTGTCCTCATCGGCTAGCTTATTAAAGTGTTCAAACAGCTTCTCATTACCGCTCTTGGCCAATTCAAAGCTGGATCCCTTTATTACCGGATATCCGAGTTCTTTGCTCAGCTTATCTGCTACTGTTGATTTGTAGCAGCAGTCAGCGCCTTCTAAAATAATCATCGTCATTTATCTTCCACCCTTCTAACATTGCTGAAGCCGATCACTCTAAATGAGCCGTCTGAATACTCAACTTCTAATTGCTCATGTCCTTTATCAACTTGCGCAACAACACCAATCTCTCCTGTGAAACCAGCAATCACCTTCTCTCCCTTTTTAAACATACAATTAACCTCCTTTAGCTGGATTTAATTCATGCTCCTTGAAGAATGTAATATCACCTGTTTCATCACTGACTGCGTAATCATATGTAGCAGAGTGAAGCAACTCAATAATTTTCCCTTCCCGTCCCACATGATGAGGACAAGCGTTCTTTGCATTCTCATTTATGATGACTTTTAACCCTTCTGGATAAGACCAAAACTTCGGCAATTAACCGCCTCCTAACTAATAATCGAGATTGTTCCATTTTGCTTGCCAAAATTAATTGCGTCACGCTCGGTTGCTACAAGCAAGTCCACTTTATTTCCAACAATTGCGCCTCCAGTATCAATTGCAATTGCTTTGAACGTTTTCCCACCAATGCTTACTTCAACTATTGAATTCAAGGGAATAACACTTGGATCGGTTGCAATAACACGATACCCTTTGTAATAGATTGATTGAGTAACATCAACACCTGTTCTAGTTGTTCCTGTACATCCTTCTCGGCAGTGCGCAACATAAGCACTCAGCTTAACCTGGATAGATTTTTTCGCGGCCGCCGGCTTGTTTTCTTTTTCTTTATTATTTATTTTATCTTTACTCTTAAAAACTTTATGTTTTGCCTGCTCACCTCCCTTCGTGTGCCTTTTCTTAGGTTTAATGAGTTTTGCTGAGGCAATCTTCTCTGTATGCCTTTTTAATTGTTGTTCTTTGTTCGTTTGAGCTTTTTTAAATAGCCGTAAGACAATATTCTCACTTGATGGGATCCTAATCTGTCTAGGCTTCTTATAAAATGATTCTTTTATTGAGTTTTCATTTCCCTCTGTTTTATGTATATGCTGCTCATAACTTATGTAAGAAAAAGTGGCTAAGGGAATTAAAATCATCATACCATAAACGGACTTAAAGATGTGTGTTTTGATTTTATTTTTACTCTTAATTGCGATGCATATCACTTCTCCTTCTTTGTTTTCTTTCTATTCGATATTCCTAAATAATCATTTATTCGTTTTTTGGCTATCTCTATGTAATATTCCTTATCAAGATAATCAGGAACTTTTAAATCAATAACGTTATCATTATTTATAAAGCAGCGCGGTGGAGTATTTCCGATTTTTTCAATTCGTTCTTCTGTTTTAACCTTGAAAACACCTTTAGCATCTTCATCATTAGAAGCAAAAACTCTTAAAACTTTTTCAGGTAGCCTTTCTTCTCCATAGAGAGCGTACATATATTTGTTTGAAACCTTTGATATCTTTTGAAATTCTCTTAACTGATCACATTCATTGATGGTTTTTTCAACTGGAATGTCTTTTGTAAAATACTCAATCATGGCTTTATTAACAATTGGTAAGTCATAATCCAGGTTGTTTAGTTTTTTAACATAAGCACCTTTAGATTTATACTTCTGGTCTTTATCAATGATTATATAGTTGTTTACATCCTTCTGATAAATCTTCTCATAAACATCCCACTCTAAATCTAATCTTGTTCTGGTTTCCCACTCCTTTGCCACTTCCTTAATTAAATCAATATCAGATTCCTTTTCAACTTTCATAAACAATCCATCAGTATTTGACTGAATCAGTTTACAGTACGGTTCAATTTTCTCGATCAAATCTAATAACAGCAGCTGTCCGGCTAAACATACGTTATTTGCCATTAACGGGTCGTAAAGTGGATTATACTGATCTTTCATTGCTCCATACGTTGAGTTTAGGACGATCTTGTAGGGAGCCTGCTTAGGATCTTTTTTCCGTTTAAGTTCTAACCGTGTATCTCTGATTTCAGTATATTTTAAAGGGTTTTTCACGTTACGACTGATGTAATCATATTCAATCATGATTGAAGGATATAGAGATGCAACATCACAACATAAAATTATCCCTTCATCTTTATACTTTGGTAATGCACCATGTAAGCCTCCCCAGGCAAAAATATGAGGTACACCTGCAACATCAACCTTTAAATTTTTTTTATAATCTAGATTTTCAGGATTTCTATACCAATCAACAATGTGTTTGTATTTTTCAATTTTTAATGTATTAGGAAATCTAAGTTCAAACTCATCTCCCCTGTTTCCTTGCTTTTCAGCCCCCAAGATAAATGCAGATAATTGGGCTTTTGTCTTTGTAAACATAGACATTTCTAAATCAAAGGCTTCAATTAGAGCCAATTGACTTTCGAATTCCTCTTTTTTATTATCAAACACTTCAATTGTTTGTTTCACATCGTGAATACAGTACTCAACAACTTCCTTAATTTCTTTTTCTGTCAAAGCCCTGGAGATATCAAATGGTACTGATGACTCCTTAATCCTTGAACCCATAAAGCCTTCTAGCTGCTTTAAGCTGTGGAAACCAGTTGTTATGTCAAAGTTATTCAGTGGGATCTTATAACCTTCTCTAACAACATTAAATCCCTTTACATTATCATTAATAATTCTTGAACTAATATAATAAGGATTCATTCCTAACAGGATTCCCTTTAAAATGTATTGGTCGTACATTCTAGAGTTGTAACCAATCCAAATATCATCTTTAAACATCTTATAGAATCGTTTCAGTTCATCAACATCATCTACAATAACCTTACCCTTTTTAGTATCATAATCGATCAGCACAACCATCCAGTTATTTTTAAAAACTTCAAAGTCATAGAATATCTTCCTCATCATTACCCCCTAAGAAAATAGGTTATCAAACAAATCGGTCTTATCCTTTTTCTTGAATTTATTTGATGATTTATTTAAAAAATCCTTATAAAACTTGCATGTTTTTCGGTGACCACATAAGACACTGCAATAAAAGGAGTTGTATTTATCTATTTTCACTGGTTCCCATTGGGTTTCATCTTCACAGTCTTTATTTTCAATCTTTTTAACAGTATCAGTAATATAATCTTTCAGTTCATTAATTTTCTCTTCAGTAACTTCGTATTCAACTAAACAATCTTCAAGCCAATACTTATTTTTAATCTCTGCAGGTAAGCAGTCAATGCTATTTTCTTTTACTGCGTTATCTAACAATAGGTCAATTTCGAAATCATCATATTCCAGAGTGCGCATCTCTTTTTCAAGCTGCATTCGTATTTCCTTTACCCACTTACCTCTGTTACACATTTTCTTTTTTACTTTGGTTTTTCCTTGGGTACATACATAAACGTATTTCACCATGAACCATAGGATTTTATCTACTTTTAAGTCAGTTGTTTGCTCCAACGCAAGCTTGTACATCAATAACTGTCTTCCTGCTTCATTTAATTTCTTTCCGGCAAACTTACTTGATGTCTTCCAGTCATAAATACTAACGTACGGTTTTCCTTTTTCACTGGGCAGGATTGCATCTACATATCCTTGAAGATATATTCCATCTGATATTTCAAATACAAGTAGCTTCTCTAAAACCATTTTGCTGTCAATTTTATTAAAATTGTTTAGGAAATGACCAACGTCTGCTTTCCAGCTGTCCCCGATTGAGTCACTCGGAAAGTTGACTCCATTCAGCTCTAATTCAATTAATCTATTTTCAAATCCCTTTTTAAATTCTCCAATGTTTAATTCATTTTTATAAATCTGTTCAATTCCGTTATGTAATTCAGAACCCATAAGGGTATAAATATTATCTATGCCTTTCTTTTTCAAAACGTATGTATTGTAGTATTCATATTCACAGTTTTTAAAGGTTCCGAGCTTTGAAAAGGAATAAATGTTTTTCCCTTGTTGTCTCAATTCATTTAATTTTTCTTTCAATCAATCATCTCCTTTTCATATCCAAACTGTACAGTCTCTAATTAGACGGTGTAGAGTGCTTTTATCAAGGTCTGCTGGTGCCATTTTTGATCCCTTAGGCAGATACTTGTTTTCACGATCAAATATGTACCCAACTTCATTTTCAAAGAAATTTTCAAACTTAAGGCTGTTGGCAATTTCTACGCTATGTTCTTCACCTAATCCTTCATCCATCATGACTAATGACTTTTTCGGAAACATTGATTTTATGTGATTTGCTTGAATTTCACTTAAAAAGCTGCCTCCCAAAGAAACTCCAACATTCAATCCCTTGCTTGCTAAAGCCATTGAATGTTTTTCAGATTCCCCGATCATTACAATGCTCTTTTCTCTAATTGAACTGTAATTTTCAACAAACCCATACAGCGTTTTGGACTTTGGAAAAGAAATAATAGGCAGCCATTTTGTTTCCTCATAATTAACTTCCTTCTTATTAAGACGCCCCATTACACCACACAATTCACCACTAAGAGATTTCCATGGAACCGTTATTCTTCCGGAAACACTATCATAACCTACCTGGAACAAAGATTGAGTTAAAGGTAATATTCCATCCTCATAAAACAACTTATTTGGAACAGATACAAATTGATCTAAAATGTCATCGGAATACGTTTCTAGATCCAAATCCATTGGATTACTTAGTTTTCTTATATTCTTATAAAAACCTCCGAATGGTAACTCAGGTGGTTTATATTCTTCTTCACTTTTATAATCAACTATTTCAGATATCCTTTTGATTGTTTTGGGAAAAGATAAACCCAATTTATTTTGAACAAGTGTTATCAAGTCACCTTTTAAGTTGGTTGAAAAACAGGTTGCACCTAAAGTGGTTTTATTTACTTTTACTGAAGTCGGATTTCTTCCTTTTTTTCTTGCACATCTGTACTCATTCCCGCGTTCATCAACATTGTAAAACCCCGTCTGTTCTAAAATAAGTACTATGTACTCTGGCTTTTCAATAATGTGATTCTTAAGATCATATACGTCCATGATTTCACCGTCCCTTGGTAATCATGTCCGCTCTGTAGTTCTCTGATGTTTAGGAGTACAATAACCGAGCTCATTCCATTTATTCCATGCACCGTCAAATTGGTATAACAACACTGTATCGCCTTCGTCATTCCGTGTCTTATTCAAAAAGAATAATCTATACTTCTTATTTGGGTCTAACTGAATTTCTTCTTTAATGTTTGTAAATTTTCCCGACGAGTCTTTTTTGAATCTATAGGGTTTAACATCGAATTTTCCTCCTGGGAATTCATCCTCCCATAAAGGTCTTGTTAGAACTAACTCTGAAACAATCTCCTTAACTGCTTTAGCATTTGATAAACAAGACGCTGTTAGATATCTAGTATTCTCCATATAAATGGCCAATTGCATTGTAATGATGATGCAAATATCCTCTTTTTCCGCCACTTGTAATAACTGTTTTGAGGCTTCAATTAGCTCACCTGTTACATTGGTTGAAGCCGCATCTTCAGCTTTAAATGTATCGTAAAGCATATAACCGAATCCTTGTTTTGCCATTCTTCTCATTATTCTCTTTACATCATTAATGCTGTAATCATATATCTTGGCAAATTTGATACGCCCCTTGTAATGCTTCTCATAATATTCAATTGCCTTTTGTAACATTTCCTTTTGCTCATGCTTTAGGTTGCCCATTTTTTGTTTCTTTCTTGGCAAACCATAATAACCAAGTTTATGACTTAAAATTGTTGCCATAAAAATATGTTGCCAAGCCCTTTTATTCATTTCATTGGCGATAATTGTTACCTTTTCACCCTGATCTAAAATTGACATGATATAAGAAGAAACACAAAAACTTGTTTTCCCTGTCCCACTAAATCCAGCAAAAATTTGAACATTAGATTTATGAAGTCCAAGCGTGTGATAATTCAATAATGGACATGCAGCTGAATAGCTTAATCCCATTTCTTCCCCGTTTTCAATTGATTCGACAAACTCTTCATTCAAATCAAGATCCTCAATTTTCACTCCTGAACCGCGACCTAGAAAAACATTATCTAATTGAAATTCAAAGTAACTGTACAATTGTTGACTCGTCATCTTCTTGAATTTATCAAGCTCGTTCGAAACATTGAATCCCTTATCATGAAGCTTTAGTATCATGTTAAATTTAATTAGTTCATCATAGTATGTCTCAACGTTTTCATCGTTTAGTACGTGCTTGAGTTCATCAATGGTTTTCATTCCACCTCGCCGAATAAAACCATTTTTTAATGTTTCTTTACCTTCTATGTAGCTGAAAACACTCGCATCATCAAAGCTCTTATAATTCATGTTGCTCAGTTCTAAACCTAGAGAGTAATAAAATTTCCCGTCTTCTGTTAGAAAATCTCTATCCGCCCTCACGTGGTCTTTATAATCCTCATACAAATCAGGGTTTTTCCATAAACAAAATATAAAGCTTCCTTCAATTTGTCCCCTGTTTTCAACTAATTCCTTTGGATAAGAATCTAAGTTGTTCAATACTCGTCCTCCCCATCCAGAAACTCTGTTATATTTTTTGGTGAATTGTTTTGTTTTAAAGATGCGGAATCAACGATATTAGTTTGATTTACAATTGCAATATCAAGATTATGATTTTTTTCAATCATTCTCTGATTTTGTTCATGCAGCCATTCCTTATAAACATCATTGATGTTACTTTCAACAATCTTAAAAATATAGCTAATCATCCCATACTCGTTGTAAAACTCTTTATTAGTTAACCAATATTGAATTGTTTGTTGGTTCTTCTCAAAGCAAATTTGTATCACTTCATAATCATAAAATCTTTTTAGTTCAGCTATCTTTTTTAGAAAAATTGGAGGAATGACTTGACCCTCTCTATAATTCAAGACACCTTTCGCTATGTAGTTTAAGAGGTTTTTTCGTTTCACCTTATCATTGATATAGGTTTCATATTCATCCTTAGTACAGTAGTATTTATTTTTCCCCTTATCGTCAGAAACCCTAAAAAAAGTATCAACAGTTCCATTAGCTTTACATATTTGACATACACATCTTCTGGCCAAGAATACCCTCTCCTATTGATAAGGGGGAGAGTCTCCCCCTCTTTTCCTTCAGTTAGATAATGCTTCGACTATCTTTTCGAATGCTGTAGTTGGTACAATGTCTACTCCTTTAAAATCTTTCATATTAAATTGATCCATAATTTTCTTCATTTCACCCTTAGCTTTGTCAGTTGCATTAGGGAATAGTACCTTAATCTCTTCTGCCAACCTCTCATTCTCTTCTTTATCAATAAAAGATGAGTTGTTAACTTCGTTGTGAATTTGAATTTCTTTAATTTGCTCTTGTTCTTTTCTTTCTTCTTCAATGTTATTTGTGTTATTTTTTTGTTTATCAAAAGCCACATGGATAGCTTGTTCAATTGCTTTAATAAATTCATTCGGATCTAAAGGAATTGATGGTGTGATATCTGAGAATCTTGACTTTGAATCAATATTAAAGTTGTCATCTCTAAAAGTGATGATTCTTGATTCATCAACAACTGTTCCCACTGTTTTGTCAGGCCCAATTTTTTGTTTTACTGTTTTCTTTTCAATCGACCGATTAATAGATGCTACTCCTAAAACATGCAGCTTGGTTTTAATCGCATTGAAGTATTTATGTGTCATATTGGTTGTCAGCATGTCGTATTCCAAACCCGTAACTACGTCTGTCATTGTTCTTTTCTTCGTATGACCTAAAATAAACATGCTAATACCGACCTTTTTAAGTTTCCACATCTTTTCAAGAATTAACTCAATTACCTTGTCCTCTCCTGCCTGGAAACCACCGAATGCTGCTTTAATGGTATTCACTCTTTTTTCAGGATTTGCTTTATTGTGTAGTCTAATAACTTCTGGTTCTGTAATTTTAATCAACTCATCAAATGTGTCATATACTAAAACCTTTAAATCAGCATAATCTGTTGTTCTGTTTTTAATAATATCTTTAGTAATTTCATCAAAGGTTGTCCAATCAGGAACATCTTCATAAGAGGCATTGGGGATGGCATCAATACCATCCTCTTTACCAATATTCAAGATTATATACCCGTCTTCTCCGACTAATTTTTCGCAAACTTCTTTAGCTAGAGTTGTTTTACCGATCCCCGATTCACCAATAATTCCAGTGTTATAATCGAGAGGATTAACTTTAATTTTATTCTTTTTACCAAATTTTCTTGCCATATGGATAAACATCTCCTTATTGTTTTTAAATAAATGTTAGTTAGGTCTTTTCAAATCAAGCAAATAACTCATCAAATGCATTTTCTTTTTCTTCTTCAGTCACTTTAGGTTCTTCTTTTTCTACGGGTGGTGTAGAATTTTGAATCTGTTGTGGAATATATGTAAGATCTTCAATTTCATATGTAGATGTTGCGGCACCTTCTGTAAAATCATTAGAATCATTAAACTTTTTTAAAATAGGTTTTAAAAGTCTATTTTCTTCACGATTTTCGCCCAATAACCCTCCCTTAGGTTTAAAGTCATCCAGTGTGTTTAAACCTAAAGCAATCATTTCCTTTTGACTTTCCGTGAGTTCCTCTTCGGTAAACTCAATCTCATCAGCACCCCTGAAAATATTCACAACCCATTGAAGGTGAAAAACTTCATCATTTTCAACTTTAAAGAAGTTTTTCAAGAGATCTAACCGTTTCATATGTAATTCATTTTCAAAGTCCAATTTTTGTGCATTGATGACTAATTGCTGAGGAAAAAATCGATCTTTTTTTGCCTGATTATCATAGCTAAGTACGTACGCATCAACAAAGTACCTTTTTTCTTCCTCAAATGACGATTCATCTAAAGATTCACTTGTGAAAAATACATCCATGGTGGCTCTTAGTTGAGATGGTGTATCACTACTTACAATTTCAATGGTTTTGATTTTGAACTTTCTAAAATTCCGTCCATTCCATGAATTGTATTCAATATTGCCTGTGATTTTAAATTTATTGTCTTTATGCTTTTCGAGGTTTTGGGACAAGTACTGAATAGCATCATATTCATGAATGAATTCTGCACCGTTTACGTTTAATTGTTTATATTCTCCCTTGAGAGTAGATAAAGTTTTATTTTCTTCTTCAGTAAGAGAGCCTTTCATTTCCAACCCTCTAATTTTAAATTTCAATTCATTTAATTTGGCTTTTGTTGACTCATCGTTTAAGTTAATTAAGATCTTAGAAAAATCAGCAACCATGTTTACTGTTTCTTCTTTCAACCGATCTTCCCATGGAATTTCGAGTCTTGATCCTTTTTCATTTTCTGTACCCTTGCTAAATGAAAACACTTTATTTTGTTTACTTTTTGAGTAACCACCTTCAATCTCAACAAAAACACTGTTTGTTTTTGACTCTTGAACTGCGAAGCTCAATCTTTCCTTAACCCATCCGCTGTCATATTCCTTAATTTCATGGAATTTCTCTTTATTGTTTGAAATAAATAGGTTACCGATAAATTCAAATGTATTATAAAGTTTGCTCAATATAATTCCTCCCAGAATAATTAGTTTAAGATTAATTTAAGAACTGAATCTATGACTCTTTGATTAATTTGACTACCGGCTGCTCGGGGGTGACCTCCACCACCAAATTTAGCAGCAATGTCTTTTCCTAAATCAATTTTCTCCTTGACTCCCCTATAACTGACCTTTAATGAACCAGGATCAATTATGATAATGAAATCTAAATTAGGATTTTTCTGAGCAAGTTCATTCCCTAGTTCAGATTGATATGTATCAGCAAACACTACTCCTGTACTGTAATCAAGCACTTGCAAAGTTCTCAGTTGTTTTTCCTTTTTAGATATGTATTCTTTAATTTTAAATTTCTCAATGTCCAAAATATGTAGTTCATGATCTGAAAAATAAATGGATGGATTTGTTGAGAATCTTTTTATAAAGTTTTCTCTCCCAATAATATAAAGAAGATCATTCAGTTTTTTGGCATGGGTGTCATTATATTTTGTTGACCACTCCCAGGTGTCATATCTTCTTACTTTTTCTACAAATTCACTCAATTCTTCACACTCATTATTTTGAAACTTAATGAGATGGTCATAAACCATACTTGTAGCAGATGTCTTTAGGTTTTCTTCGCATGGTGATTTAATATAGTAATCATTAACATTTGCCCATTTATAAATATTTAACCACTTCGCTGTCGCATGATGATCAATAAGTACCCATTTAGACGTTGATTGAATTTCATTTATTTTTTCAGCAAGATCCTTATTAACAGATATATCTGTAACGAGAATTAAATCATATTCCTTAAACCTGTTATTATTTATGAATTCAAGAACTTTTTGATCTATATTATGATAATCACAAAACTCTACTTCCACGTCATTTAATAAGTGGTTACATACTATTGCACAACCAACTCCGTCTAGGTCAGTGTGTGTAAATAATTTTACCTTTTTAATATTCCGCACCTCTTTCTTTTTGTTTATATTTTATTTTTATCCTTAAAATGCCTATAATGAGACTTGCTACTAAACTTACAATCCTTTATACCAAGTAGCTTGTTTAATTCTATGTATCTCTTTTTTGGAAAGTCCCAAGGTTCTGGATCACCTTTTACATTTTCAATCCTTATTACTGTTCCATGCCGAATTGTGATCTTTAAATTTCCATATGAGTATGTTTTAGAAAAAAGACCTCTCTTAATTCCTCCTGGTTTAAATTCCTTTACCAACATCACATTCCTGGTTAATTTTCTTCTTGCTTGGTCTTCGTCAATGTCGTAATTCCTTTTTACATCATTTTTGTAGGTATGCAAGGCTTCGGCAGATACTTTCAGTATCTTTAATTCCTTTTTCATCTCTTTCCTCCTTTCTCTCTTTGGGATAACTTAATCTTACATCATTAAAAAGGCATGGTCAATAACTATTTTATTTTTATTCTGAAAAGTTTTAATGAGTATCTTTATTAATTGGGGTACAGACTGCATCTGAAGAATGATTTTCTTGTTTCCACCCCCAACAGCGTAATTTTATAAAATCATATCGAGAGTTAAGAAGCACCTTTGCTTAGGCGCTTCTGTATAACAAACTATCCTATACCCGAAATTCGGCTACGTATCTCTTATCTGATCCTTCATTACCGTAATCAGAAACTTTTGCAAAGTCCGTTGTGAAAGTTTCATCTGGGTACTCACGGATCATTTTTCTACATAGGTTAGACAGAGCTTCTTGCTTCGTTCTGCCATATTCATATACCAACACATTAAACACCCCTTAACATTATTATGAGAGAACCTTTTCCTTCTCATCCTTAATGTACCCACTTAACGATATGACAAATCAAAACAAGTGAAAATTCATAAAATTAAACAACTTCACTCCATGACCACATGTTCATTGTTTGCAGCGTAAAACCGTCAGGAAGCTTTTTCATTTTTACATTCACATTATATCTTTTCCCAGTGGTCTTATGAATTACAGCAAGTTCTTCACCATCATAGAACCGCACAATTGCTTCATTAAATTCAATTGGCTGATCAACCACGTAACCTTCTTTGAGCGCTTTGATATACAGATAAGGATCTGTTTTATAAAGCTCATATAGTCTATTGCCAAAGTCTTCGTGTTTATCTCTAAGCAGATTAAAATTAATTAGGGATATGTACAGTTTTTCCGATATGTTTAGCTTGTTCTTGAAGTACCGGATTGCTTCATCTTGCTCTTTACTTAAAATGTTAATCATTTAATCAAGCTCCTTTAAGTATAATGTTTAAGTGTTTTTATATGGGGGAATATGTATATGGAGGTGGTTCATTTGGAAAATAATCAGAAAATAACGCTAAACTCTTCTTTCGCGTTATCCACTCTTATTGTCTTACTTATTGCATTGTACCCGTCCTATTCTTCTTGGTTTGTCACAATATTCTTTTTAGGGTTTGCACTAATTTACACATTTGAAAAAAATAAGAGTAAATCCTCAAAATTAATTGCCATTATCTCTTATCCATTGTTTGTTGTAGCATTAGTTTACAGCATAATAAACAGCATATAATAATCCTCCCACCTAAGGGAGGATTATTTTTTATCCATTACATTTCAACAACTTTTGGGCCACCTTTGTCTGTGATGATAAAGCTGTCACTCCCGATTTTTTTCTTTCGATCCTTATCTTCATAAATCGTTACATGGTGCTTTGTCATGAGAGTTGCCCCTGCCATCTTAAATTCCTGCTTATCCTTAAAGTAAACAATTTTATATTCACCTAGAATAATCATGTTAGCTAGTCCAGCTAAATAAGAAGACCATCCCCCTGTAGGCAAATTTAATGCAAATCCTAATGTTTGAACGACTGCAGCAGTTGAATACTTGTCAAACTTGGTATCGCCGTATGTAGTTCCGGCATCTTGCCAATCATCCGCAGTTGTCGAAAAACCTGGGCTCTTAATATTTGAGGCGGTCTTAAGTACATTGATTGGTTGGTGGTAGACATTGCTTTCAGTATCATTCCTACTTTGATTTAGCTCTTTTGCATTTACTCCTACTCCAAAATCACAAAGCAAACCACTTACGAGTAAAGTTCCAACAACTCCAATTTTACCAATGTTTTTTTTCACACCTAATTCCTCCTCTGAGTGTTTTAATTATATTACACTCAGACATTACCCCAAAAATATCCATACAAACCACTTTCTATTTAATTTGTTTTCTTTTAAAACTACAATTTTATTTAGACTACAATATCTCCTTCTGCAGTCTTCAGCGTTCCACTATCATATGTGTTATGGATTAAGGTTGTATTCTTTGCTTTATCTGTGCAATAAGGGTGGGATAATAACTTGCCTCCAATTCCGCGCACATCGTTCCTTACGAGACGTACCTTGTCTGTATTCTCCAAATAAACGCCGTATCCTTGGTCTACTGAACGATTAAACATTATCTCATTATCCTTTAAAATGTGTTCTGAGCCACCAGTCAGTTGAATAGCGATCAATGATTTACAGAAATAAACCTGATTCTCACTGATCTGGCAACTATACTTCTCAGGAGTACCTTTAATTGCAACATTCCTAGGCTCATGAATTTCATTTCGTTGCAGTGAGACAGAAGAGTCCTTGTCCCAAAAGATGCCGTATCCACTCCCACTTAACAACAAATCATTTCCCTTTAAACGAACTGACTGAGATCTTTCGCAATACATTCCACCATACACATTAGCAAATTCATTATTAACGAGACTGATTCGGCTAGAATCCATTATCTTTGCAGCATATGATGAGCTCGTTCCTTTTCCTTTGGTATTCACAACCTTGATATCATTTGAGTTTCTAACCTGGACTTGAACACAATCACTGTTTTCTATCCTGTTGTCCGTAATTAAAAAGTCCTCTGCTTGATGTGTTGCAATAGGACATGCTTTTATATTTTCAAAAGTATTATTTGATACTGTGCCACCCTTTCCTCTTACACAAATGCCCACTTCAAAGCCACTTATCGTATTGCCATCAATTTGAACTCTGTTTCCCGACTCCGTACTTGAAACGCCTACCGAGTCAATCCCATATGTCTTAATTTCATTTTCATTGATGATCTTGTTATTTTTGATACTGACATCCGTGCTATATCCATAGGAAATAACATGGTCACTGTAGTTTCCTTCAATAATTACCTTGCCGCTTGTGTGCGCTGTAACGGATCCACGTCCATTGTTTTTAAACCTGCAGTTTCGCACAGTTAATTTATACGGGTGATCGTATTTAATTCCGTTTTCTCCAAAGCCCTCTAAATCAATTCCTAATTGTGGCCCAATTGTATCTCCACCAGCCTCCTCTATATCACAGTCATCGACAAGAAGACCTTCACAACCATTGGTAGCCAGATTATTTCTTCTTCCTCTTAAAAGCGTACACTTTCGAACGGTTACATTCTTTGAAGGCATATATGTTCCTGAAGTGTTCATCATTCCATCAGCCGCTATCCAAATGTTGTCTCCAATACAGTCAGAAACTTGCACATTTTCAATTAGCACATTGCTACTTCCATTAACATGGATACCAAAGCCCCATTCATGCGTCTTCTTAATTGAGGTAATTTTTGAATAATCATGCTCATGTCGATCCCCAATAATTTGACCGCCACGAATCGTAACATTACTTGCTTGGCCGATATAAAAACAGGAGTAACCTTGATAATCATTTGGCTGCACTTTAAATATAGCCTCTGGATGAAGTATTAGCTCAATATTCGAAGGAACGTTGATACCTCCACCGAATTCAGGTAACCGCTTTGTCGTATTCACAGCATCGATCAAATAGATACCTTTTGGAATATGTACTTTATAAAATGATTTTGAGCTTGCGTATTCTAAAGCTCGGTTTAATCCTTCTGTTGTTTCAATTGCATTTGACCCTTTATCATCAATTCCCCAATCCAGAGCATCAACAAAATAGTATAAGGGCTGCTGCATGTTCATGTTGTCAAACCCTTCCCTTCAACATTTTCATTGAGAAACCCTGACAGAGTATCAATAAAGTTATAAAAGTTCTCGTTTCTTGTGTCTGAGCGTCCTTTTAGAGAAAAGGTGTTAAACATTGATTTGCGCAGTCCAGTGCTCAATTCCAGTTGAATGCTCTTTCCTGATTTATTTTTATTGGCAACATTATTTGGACTGCTACCGGATAACCTCGTCCCCTCATCAAGAAGCTCTGCAGAGTACCCGGCATTATTTAATGTTCTTGTTATCGCTTCAGCTTTGTTCCGATCTGTGCCGCCAACTAAAACATGTTCCTCATTACTTGCGTAGCCATGAAGTGACAGTGTGAACTCATGTCCCTTCAACATTTCAAGTGCTTGTGGTTCATCAAAATTCGTACTGGTTAAATGTAAATCAAATGCTCCTGGTGTCTTTAAAGCTTCAAAAAGATATGTAGAGTATGTTTCGCTTAATTCCTTTGCAAGCTCGCTTGTCCCCCCTTCTATGCCACCTCCATGGGGAGCAAGAATTAATACATTATTGTCTTGCTCTTTTGAGAACACACTAAAATTGAACGGTGATTCATTCGCTTTAAGCTCTTCAAAGTTCCGATACTTGTCCGCTGCTAAAATACTCACTGGATTCAGGAATGAAACCAAAGCTGTCACCAAGATTGGAAAAGTCTTCTTAACTGTGTTATACTTTAATAGCTTCACTTCGCGGTGAGGTGGGCAGATTAGAGTGTACCGTCCAAAGTCTCTCTTTTCTGCTCCTTTTAGTCTTTTTTAGCAATTCCTCTATTCTGTTTTTAATCCGTAACAATTAATAACCACTCCTTTTTATTTTTGTTTTATTCTTAAAACTCAAATCACATAGGTAACTCACATTGTTATCACCCCCTTAAATTAGACATACAAGTTAAATCCAAGACACAATGCTACCGCATTTTAAATGCACGTGTTCCCAATCTCCTTCCCAAGGGACTTCTACTAAATCAACTTCATCTTTTTCAATTACTTTTTCACATTCGTTGCAGAAACAAGTAAACATTTTTATTCATCCTCTTTCTGTAAAATATCGTTTTTATTTAGACTCTATAAGCTCAGGATCTTCGTAAATGTTGCCGATGACTTCTGCTTTGGTGCATCTGCAGCCAGTATCGACATCACGAGTATTGTCCACATAAGCAAACAGTGGCCTTTCTCCGATATAGAAGCCCGCATAATCTTCCCGATACTCAACTTCTAAGTATTCATCAATATCTTTAGGTGGTTTGCCTGAACCGTACATGACAACCGTGACTGCTCTTTTTAAAATATCCCCCTCATAAATCTCTCGGCCGTTTTTGTCTTTAAATCCGGTGTATTGCCCAACTGTTTCCGGCCTGACACTGTAAGCAAATGGAATACCAGCTTTATTAGAGATATAAGAACCAGAATCAATACCCATGCTCTTGATTCTTTGCTTAATGATTGATAAATTGCCGTAATACCATTCTCCGTTGATGCCCATTCCTCGAAACTTAATTTCCCTCATTCTCCTTACCTCCCGTCCATTGGTCTAACATTTTCAAAATCCTCTATTTCATCAACATATTCAACGTATTCTATTTCGATATTTCCCGCGGCATCTTCATGCACCCATACTTCCATTTCGGCTACCGCTTTCACTTTCGCTTTGTATCTCATTTTCTTTACCTCCATATTCAATTTACTTTTATCTTTATAAAATCTCTGTTTTATCTTCATCGAAGCTATCTGTTTTCGCTAATTATCATAAACTTATTTTATTTTTATCAAATAAATTCAATTATGTAGGCTTCATACATCTCATCCCAATAAGGATCTGTTCTTGCTATGTATTTCGTTGCTTCCCTATTTTCCTCTATCTTAAAGGTTTGTCCCTTTTGGATATCCGTGAACTTCTTCTTTGTCCATATACCTCTAATCAACACTTCAACTTCTTTTACCTCAACTGTTTGCTGCTGCATTCCATTCCTCCTTTTTGATTTTCGTGTATCAAGCCTGTACAATATTCAAAAACCCTAAAGGATGATGAACATGTGTGGCAGGTTCACTTTATTTTCTGAGTTTGATGACATCATTGAGCAGTTCAATATAGATCAATTTTTGTCTGAAGACGAATACCATCCAAGCTATAATGTAGCTCCTTCACAGAACATCCTGACAATCATTAATGATGGGTCAAACAACCGATTGGGTAAGCTAAGATGGGGTCTTATTCCTCCTTGGGCTAAAGATGAAAAGATCGGCTATAAGATGATTAATGCTCGAGCTGAAACATTGGCCGAGAAACCAAGTTTTCGAAAGCCGCTAGTCAGCAAACGCTGCATTATCCCTGCAGACAGTTTTTATGAATGGAAACGCCTTGATTCAAAGACTAAGATTCCTATGCGGATTAAGCTCAAATCCTCCAATCTCTTTGCATTTGCCGGCTTATATGAAAAGTGGAATACACCTAAAGGTAATCCGCTATACACCTGCACAATCATTACTACAAAGCCCAATGAGCTTATGGAGGACATACATGATCGTATGCCTGTTATTCTTACTGATGAGAATGAAAAGGAATGGCTAAATCCCAAAAACACCGATCCGGATTATCTTCAAAGTCTTCTGCTGCCGTATGACTCTGATGACATGGAAGCTTATCAAGTTTCATCCTTAGTTAACTCACCTAAAAACAACTCACCGGAACTGATTGAATCCCATTAAGTACCACAGTCATTTTGCTTTATATATCACCTTCGCTTAGCTATTATGTTCTAAGTAGGAGGTGATATTTTGTTTGTATCGCCAATGTTATTGCATTCAATCAAAGAACCATTTGATGACGATGGTTATATTACCGAGCTGAAGTTTGATGGAATTAGACTGATCCTCTCCAAGTTTAATGATCAGATAAAGCTTTACACTCGTCACAACAATGAGGTAACAAGCAAGTTCCCAGAACTGTTGGATCTTGATATCCCCAATGGAACTGTTTTAGACGGTGAAATCATTGTAGCTGCCTCAGGCGGTGCCCCTGATTTTGAAGCTGTAATGGAACGCTTTATGTCTAAGAAATCAGCTCATAAGGTGGTTTACTGTGTATTCGATGTAGTTTATATTGATGGACATTCAGTCGCTAATAAGCCGCTCACTGAACGTAAGAGCATACTTTTAGACCTTAATCTTGACCACGATAATGTCTTTGTGATCGAAGGCCTGCAAGGAAACGGATTAGCTTACTTCAATCTGGCCAAAGAAAAGCATCTTGAAGGAATCGTACTAAAGAAAGCTAACTCCCCTTATGAAATCAATAAACGTTCCCATAGCTGGCTGAAAGTGATTAATTATGATTACACAGATGTGCTTATCACTGGCTACACCAAAGAGGATATAAAATTTCTTCTGTCTTATCCTGATGGTACTGCAGCTGGTTTTATGGAATTCATGCCGAATGCGGAACGAAGTAAGTTCCACTCTATAAAACATGTAAAGTATGAAACTGATGAATATGTATTTGTAGAACCGATCTTATGTAAGGTTAAGCACAGATTTAAGACTAAGCATGGTAAACTCCGCATACCTTCCTTCGAATCCTGGAGAGTCTAATCTCTCCGTTACATAATTCCTTAGCTCAAAGTTAATTAATCTCAATGAAAATTTAGTACAAGAATCAATTAGTTTGAAATTTATTTGCTGTTGAATAAGATCTTTAGTGATTTAATTGTTCACATCTTTTATAAATTCAAATTGCCCTTTTTTATCTAATTTTAAAAACAAATCAATCCGATCCTGTGAACTGCTTTTCCCTCTAACTTCGCTCATTTTCGCTCTAAACATTTCTTCTGCAGATACTCCATGAGCATTAGCGATCCAATAAATATCGTTTAACAGTTTTTGTGCATTATTATTAGACCAACTTGTATATGGGAACCGGGTTGGAATTGCTGTAGTTTCATCATCTGGAGCTGCTACCGTGTATGGTAAAGACCTGTCAAAGATTTCAGTGTGATAGTCATACCACAACCAGAGCATGTCAGCAGTATTATTTATGCAATATCCTAAGTACTCTCGTTGAAAATTCATCTGTTCTCTCCTTTTAAATAAAATAACTATATTATTTTGATCCCATAATAATCACCAAATATTGTATCCCACAAAATCATTTAGAATATTCTCATTTATTCTCCTCCTCCATCTCCATGTCCGCTATGAGAACTACTTCCGAATAACCCGAGGGAAACGACTAATGCTGTTATAAACGACGACAATATAAGGGGAAGCAAAAATACTGCCAAGCCGGTATAGCTACCCGACTCAAACGTCATAAGCTGTGTGATCGAATATGCGAAAATAAAAACATACACTCCATATATAATCCAAAACCGCATTTATTCACTCTCCAATCGTTTTAATGCTTCACTGTTTTCGCCAATAGTTTCGTTAATCAATAATCTGCGAGCTTTCTTTTTCGTAGTTATTTGGAATGTGCAATCGTCTCTTCCATGCATCTCACAGGTAACAACATAATCTCTAAATAGATCGTTCATATACTCCATGTCACCACAACCATATAGTTTGCCGTTTAGAAAGCACGCATATATTTGCGCCATTGACTTTCCTCCATATCACCTATGGCTATCACCGCCATTTGATTGTGTTTCTGTCATTTATTCCATCTCAATTTTTTTGAATTCTTTTTTGATTTTTCTATTGCTTTTCACTCTTTTATTAATAGAGGCGTTGTCTTACCCATGCCATCTAAAAGAGAAAGGACATTTTTGTCTCGGAGGTGAAAGGTAATGAAATTTCTAATGGATCTTTTCACAAATTGGACTTTTGATAAAGTCATGGATTATATGCTAGCTGCTGTAATTTGGTTTGTATTCAAGTCCAAGTCAAAGCAGAATGAGTATCCCGATGACTTTGAGGAAAGAAGGCGTTATAGAGATTAACGTCCCCTCTACGATCGTTATCGGATTTTTTATAACTTCGATAACGATCCATCCTTATATGTTTAGTTGAAAACTATCTTTTATTTAATTTTAATGATCTATTCTGTTAAACACCTTGCTTTCTAATGCTTAGACTAACTTCCTTAGTCCATGCATTTTAACCACCAAATGTGACTCAATTATGATTTTTTAATGAATATTTAACAATGGGTAACGTCTTGCCTTTCAAGCAAACCTCTGATGCAATAAATTTATTCACAAAATAAACTTGTCCTTTACCAGTTACTTTTGTTGTTTTTTTAATGCTAAATTGCCCATTTGCATGTGAAACAGTTGTTTCTCTGATCTCAAACAATTCACGTTCCATACTCTTTTGAGTTGGCATGTTATAATCTGTTCCTTTACGTTTGATTAAATATCTGTTTTCTCTCAACCAAGCAAACAGACGCTTTTCCCCTGTATCTATTCCGTTTTGTCTCAAAATCTTAGCGAGTTCGCCAATCAAAATAGATGTACTGGCAGATGCCACGCTGTCCGCAAATAAAACTTTAGGCTTGTTTTGTTCGATTTGATTTGTTAGTTTATTGTTCTGACTTCGCAAATCCAACACCATAGCCTGTTTCACTTCATCACTGAAACTAGGAAAATAGTTTTTGATGAATTGTTCTTCGTTACCGTGGTTTACATAGCCACCGGTTTTTCTGATTGTAGGGATGACTTCAATTGCTAACCAGTCTTGAAATTGCTCAGCAATTTGATTAGATGCTTTGAAAGCTAGCTTGTACACCAGTGATTCAGGGATGAAATCCCCTTTCCCCACTTCTGGGGAAGACTGTGGTAAATACTCATTTATACGTTCCCAACGAATATACTGTTTGTTGTTCTTTTCTTGTATGATTCCTAAAGATTTTGCGACCTGTTCAACATCGAAAAGAACTTGATCATTTTCGATTTTTGCAGTAACTTTGAAAATTTCATTTTTGAATGTTTGTAATTGACTCATTCATTTCCTCCTATTCTGTTTAGAATCACGATTTTATGTAGACTAAACCTTTTTCTTGCTGTCATGCGTTCACACTTTTGGGTAAGATACTAATCTGTTAACATTAATAACTCATCAACTTTATAATTGTATTCACCGTATTCACCCGAGCTCCATTTAACACCTACAGAGCCTTGATTTGTCACCCACAATATAATTCCCATTTCCCCATTTTCATGCCATCTTACTTGTTGCCCTTTCTGATAACCAAGCATGTTTCCACCCCTTTCTTAAAAAGCATTTTAATTTAACTTTAATGTGTATTGCCTTGAGAAAATCCCCTTTAATTGGTAAACTCATACCTAACTTACATACGAGTGGGTGATTCCTTGAATAAAACAATCGGTATTACTGGATTAATCATCAGCATAGTAGTGCAATCATTTTCGGCCGATGATTCGCTAACCCAAAAGATTGCTACGGGTTTGTTATTTGTATCAATAATTATCTATAATTTTGAACATGCTAAAGATTATTCTAAAAAGTCACTTGTAATTTTAGGAGTTTCCTTTATTATTTTTATGCTAGGGATTTATAAAATCCTCTCTTTTACCAGCGATTACTTTGAAAAGCTTAATGTGAATTTTGGATACGTCCTCTTATTTGAAATAGCATTGATTATTGCATTAGTGTCGATTGCAGTAAACGTAATGAAGTACATTGCGAATCGGTTAAGGAAATCACCTAACGGTAAAGAGTGCTAATCCCTCTTTGCCTTTTTTAAGCTAAATACTTCTTTCTGTGCGATCTTCTATGTACAAAATCAAATGCGATATCAACCTTTGCCGGTTCCTTCTCCTCTGCTACTCGTTCCGTAACAACAATCAGTTGTCCATTTTCCTGGTGTTCAATGCTATGAACTGAATAGCCTTTAGCAGCGTAATATTCACCAATAATCTCATCAACGTGGTTGCTAAGCAGATTCCTCTTTATCACCCTTATAACCTCCATTTATTTTATTTTTATTCTTTAAATATTTATATGTATTCCATCCGCAGCCGTCAAATAAGCTTATGTCCGCTCCAAGATGCCATCTAAACCAAACTAAATTAAACCAAGCTGTATCAATTATGTGCTTTAAATAACCTATGTGCCTTCCTCCTTACAATGAAATAATCCTTTTAAACAAAGATTAATTCTGGCTCTTTATCCTCTTCATATCGTTTGTAGCCAATAAAGTAATTCCCATCTTTTTTTGTAAATAAATGGTGAAATCCACTCAATAAAATTCTCAATCTCATTATCATAGTTTTTTAGATTGCATCTAATTGTCACATAGCAACCACCTACAAGAGTGTCGTTTACAATTTCGCTGTGAGTTTTTCCATCGAAGTAATAGCTATCCGATTGAAGCATCCATTTCCATCTGCTTCCTTCAGCAAATAGCTTATGGTCTGGCAACTCATCTGGTTGCTCATCTCGTTGACCACTCATAAACTCCAACGTTTCAATAATGTGACTTGGTGTTTCCTCAATAAGCTCAAAAGCACATACCAATTCTGTATACATTCCCATTAATACATCTCCCTCTCTTTAAAACAGTCTTTTTATTAAATCCCAATCACACTTTCCCTTAGATTCTTTATCCATTCGTTTCGTCTGTTTACTCTCTCAACTTCTTCCTGGTACATTTGTTTGTACCATTCGATATCATCCCTTGTCTTCTCAATTTTCATTTTCAACCATTCTTCAGGATCATGTCGTACGACCTCTCTAATGAGACTGGGATTACAATCAGTTTTAATACTGGCTTTTAACTGATCAATTGCAAATTCTTTAAGACTTATGTGCTCACTTGTAGGTGGCTCCCATTCTTTAATACATTCTAATAATTTCGTATACCGTTTTAGGAGTTGCTTTTGGTTATCAGAGATTTTCTTATATTCATTTAATTGATTTTGATACAGGGTGTCTACAACCATCTCCACTTCTTTTAGTGACATATTTGTATACCTGTCTAACTCTGATAACTCCTTGGTTAGAGCATCTTTATAGTAGTTACTTGGTTCAAACTCTGGTATTTCAGCATTTAAAGGTTCTTCTCTCATTGAAATGGTTGCACCAAAAGCCCGTGCACATGTCAATAAAAAGTCCTTAGGGGATACCTCTTCTCCATGATAAATTTCGCTTGTATATCCTGTTGGCATATATAAACTCCCTTTCTTTTTAAAATTTTACTTTTATCTAGAATTCATTTGGCTTCCAATACCACAGTTTCTTTTTCAAAATCATTTCTCAATTTGATAATGGAAGTTGATTTTAGATACCCTCTGTCCTTTGTCTTAGCCCATGCAAAAAATCTATTATGCAAAGGAGTGTAAAGGCTTCCTGTTTTAACCATATGCTCATGTTTGTTGCTGATCTTATGCTTTACTCCCCTCATTTGTTTCCAAAAGTTATAGTAAGGGAGCTTAAGTTTTGTCATGAAGCCAGTAGCATCTTCAATTACATAACCCTCTTCCTCAATTGAAAAATCTTGTGACACGTCCAGATACCATCTATAGAAATCTGTCCAGTTACTAAACTCCGCAACATGTTTTTTGCACTCAATGGATAAACACTCTGCAGTAGCTTTCACTTCACTGTAAGGGAGTTTTTCATATGACATCTGTCTTTTTACTATGTCTAAGAGGACTAGTTTGTCTTGATTGTATTCAATGATATGTGGATCTTTTTCTGGAAGTATTACTTCAAAAACGAATGAAACATTATTTAGCTTCAGATAATATTTAATGGCATTTACCGTAAATTCATCAAAGGTCTTGAAGAACAACTCCTCGACCCATTTCGCATGGTCATTTGATAATTGAGATGTAAATGATTTAGAAGTGAATACCAACTGATCTGACAAAGAGTCATACCCCACAGTCCCTAAATATCCATTTGCCTTATCGAACACTGTTACAGGAAACTTCATTGTATCTACGAGATGATGCATTCTTGTTTCAGATCGTTCTCCAATGTTAAAAAATTTATCATAGCTTCTACTTACAATTTCATTATTCTGGGTGTTAATAAACAAACCCCTTGCCTTAATATTTGTTTCATCCCACTTTTTCTTTCTAAATGCTTGCTTTGTAAAATTAAATGATGAGATATTGTTTGGCATCTTGTTCTCTTGGACATATTCATGATCACGTAAGTGGGAAACCAAATCATCAATTGTTCCAACAGTTACACTATTACTCTGCACATCACTTGAACTTTGTTTAAAAACTTTATTCTTCACTTCATGCGTTTCAATTCCGTTCTCAGACAGTGTAACGACTCTAAGATGACCTCCTCTTTCCACTTGCCCTTCCAGGTTATAAGATCTTTCTGCTGCTACCACAGGTAGACGGTACATGTTTCTATGTCCATGAATCTGTACAACATTTTGACCTGCAGTATTATTTGCAAATTCATAATCAATATCGTCTGAATAATCTCCAACTCCATTGATAAATTGTGTTGTTGCGGTCATCAAGAGATTTTCAGGTACGGTTGAAAATCTCTTGATGAGTTACAATGTATGTAGTGTTTTTATATGTAAAGTAAGCTAACTGATGAAACTTCCTGGCCAACTGTCTAATGTCTTTTTTATCAATGTTGGATTGTTCGATTTCTGGCTTAGTTTTGTTGTTAAATGTGTTGCTAGGTGTTTCTTCATCATTCCCATACATATTGATATATCTATCATGATTTCCTTCGAGAATAATCACATTTTTATAATCTTTAATTTTGATCATGAATTCTAACAGCTGTGCATTTTCAATACCTCTGTCGATAAGATCTCCTACAAAAATGTATAGTTCATTTTCATTCAAATCACCGTTTAAGTACTCTTGAAGCACAGTATTACACCCATGAACATCTCCGAAAATATGGATCTTTTTATAATCGTCAAAACATCTCGGCTTATAAGTCATCGTGTTTTCAAACTCATCTGGTTTTAGAACAGTTACCCAAGATGGCACTTTTTCTGTTGTCATTCTTTCATAAATATTTAGAATACTGCTTTCAGGAACATGTTTATGTTCAGCCCTCATTTTATTTCTTTTTAAGATTCTCCGAACATCCACATCAGAAAAATCAACTACATATACACGGTATCTATATTTTTGAGCTAGTGGCTTATATCTTGAAATCATGCTTTGCTTTGAATGAGTTGCATCGATAATTGTGAATTCACCGCGATCCATCCTATCTTCAAGCAACTTTAGTAATAAATCCCACACCTTGTTGTCGTGTTTTGGAGAGATTTCATATTTTCCACTTTTGTTTAATACAGGTGACTGAAACAGCAGTCTAATGTTGTCTGCAGAAAGAGTGTATTGCTCAAGTCCATTTTCCTTAATCCAAGTTGATTTCCCCACTCCTGGGCAGCCTCTTAATAACACTAATGTTCTCAAATTCTATCAACCTTTCTGATTTTTATTTGTTTAAAATGCATCTTTTATTGACTTAAATTTTATACTGAAGGATGTCTTGAATAACTTCAGCTAAATCTTCATCTGTTTTAATTTTGACGCCTTGGTCACTCCCGTAGAATGGAGCAAAAATCTCTAAATGGTCTTTCTGTGGGAGGATTTTAAATCCTTTTGATTCTGCTAGTTTGTACAAATTCGCATAATAGATAAAGCTTGTAAGTATCTTGTTATTTTGATTCATTCCGCACCCTCCAATACTTCACCCGGAATCATAGTCCCGCACTCCGAGCATTCGTAAATGTCCATATGCCATAGTTCTAATTCACTTTCGCCGCAGCTAGGGCAAATAATATCTTCCATCACTCCGCGTCCACCTTCTTCCGTCGCATCGAATTGACAAGCATTTGAATTTCTCTTGTGATCCGCTCGGCCTCTTTTGCACCTTGATCTATCACATCGAGCCTGTTTCTCTTTTTGGAAATCACTGCGTCATGCATAACGTTGTTCACCTGTTCGTTCAATTCATCAAACAGATTGAAAAGTTGAATTGATTTGGCTTTCATTCCGTACCCTCCTTTTCTTCAATGACCCGATCAATGAAAATGTGTTCGGAATCTTTATGTGATTCATCATAATGACGGAGGATGAATCTTACACATTCTGCATTGTCTCCCGACTGAAAAATGGTTTCATTATTTCTTTCATCATAAACACGATATTTTTCACTCATTCCGCACCCTCCAATAACTCAGGATTTTGATAAACGTTTCCGACAACCTCAATTTCATCAAGTCGATACCATAAGAATCTATCCAATTGGCTCTTTTTGCTAACATGGTTCATTCTGTCGATACCTTTCCGTCTCTCGATAACATAACGGTCAATAACATTTTCTTTGAGTAAAGGATTCACATATGACTCCTCAGTAATATCCTTTTGGTATATATCCTTCCCTTTCTTGTCTTGTAGCCCTGTTCCCCACATGAGAGACGTATTTTTTTGAGTACTAGACACAATACGGATGGGACAAAGAGCGCCAACGATATTGCGATACAGCCTCCATTCTCCACCCGAGATAATAAGACTCATCTCACCATCATCCCAATAATGCATCTTTTCGCCGTCCCAAACTCTATATGCTGTGTTCACAATTCCCTCGCCTCCTTTGGGTTTACGGTACACATTTCCTTCAACACATCAACAAACTCTTTTTCGCTCATGTTCAGCGGTGTGTACCACTTTATTACTTCATGAAACGGCTGGAGATAATTCACCAATGTATCTTCAGCATCTTCCCTGCCTTTTGTTGTGCCAGTAAAATTATTTAAATAGTCTTCACGCGTCATATTTATGTGCGTCGGACAGTCAACCACTGAACTAAATCGGCAGTACCGTCCATTCGGCTGCTTAGCGATTAATGCACCCATGTAATTCCCCCTTACCTGAATCTCTATAAAACTTACATTTTATTTTTATCCTTAATATATTCATGCTGATTCACAACATCACGAAGTATGTATTGTATTTCCTCTAAATTGTCTTTAACAAAGTCCAGGTCTCCTATTGCCATTCTGATTTCATTATTCTCTATGCTGCGCAAAGATCTTTCGCATGATGCTAAGAGCTTTTCATATTTCCTTAAAACCATAGTTCTTATTTGATCGTTAATTGGTTCATTAATCAATAATTAAAGCTATCTCCTTTCCTTATTCTAATCCGATTATATAACCTCAACCAAATGTTGTAAACAATTATTTTATTTTTACTCTAAATAATTTCAAAAAATCAGCTTTACTCATACTGTAAAGCTGCTGTCTTCATAAACGTCTTCATGCCGTCCAGTTTCCAAAGAGTTTCATTTATTTTGTCTCTAAATTCTAAAACTGAAGCATGATCCATTCTAATCCTCAAACAATCCCCATTGTTTTTAAAAATAATGTCTATGTAGTACTCTCCACTTTGGATGTTCTTAGAACCAACACTCATGGAAACTGATCTCATAATGTCTTTCAAGTCAATTTCAAGATTAAAATCCATTGTATGCTCCAGTCTGACTAAAAAGTCACCAATTTTTTATGTCTCATGATGACTGACAAGATGTGTATGTATTTTTACTTCGATGATAACAATTGTGAAGATTTATAATCCTCATTTTCAAACGAATCGTCTATTTCTTCGGCATAAGAGGTTGTTAATTCAGCATCCTCTGTACACATGATATCTACATCAAATAGTGCCTCATATTTTTCATGATCTTTTTGAAGAAACCCCATTTTTCCTGTTTTATTTCTCAATTTCTTTTTAATTGATTGATATGCGAACAAAAGTGCTTCCTCTTCATTCTTGGCTTTTATTCTGCCGAAAAAAGGTATGCACAGCTCCCCTTGAATGAAATAATCCTTTTCTGACATAAGTTTCCCTCTCTCTGGTAGTAATTAACCGAACCTACGTTCCCTTTTTTGTTGACTTAATTATAACCTTTTACCTAGTTAGTGGCAAATCTTTTTTCTTTCATTTAAAAACTTGGAAAGAATTGATATAGTATGATAAGCAATACTATATCAGGAGGTTGTCCGATGCTTGAGGTTGAAATCGGACAATGTTTGATATCCATTCTCCTTGAACGTAGAGGAATGTCCCTAGGGCAACTTTCGAACCTAACAGGCATCAGTAAGCAAAGGTTAAGTGATTACGCTAATGGCGTTAGACCTTCTATGAATATAAAAACAGCGAGAATCATTGCTATTGCCCTAAACTGTTCGATTGAAGACCTCTATGAATGGAAAATCAAACATTGACTTAATCGCTAGGGAGTTTGACCTAGCGAACCTCCTTGTACCCTTTTTAGTGTATAGAACTATTTTACTGCATATGTACAAATTTGTCTCTGTCTAACTTTGTCGAATTCTGAAAAATATGAACAAAATCCTGATATTTTTTTAAAAATACCACGAGTTAACTCACATTTGTTTTATTTTTACTCTGAAAGTTATGTAAAGTTAATCCCTGTAACAGGGATTAAGAATTAGTCTCAATTACTTCAGACTTGATACAATATTTTTCTAAGTTCTCCATATTCACTACTTTCCTCAGTGTTTGTGAATTAAACTCCGCGTCTTCATTCAAGAACCCATATTGTCGAGTTATTTGCTTATAATCAGGTACTTTTAATTCACCCTTCTCTTTATATATCGCATACGCCATGTTGAGCTTTCCTGAATTGATAAGATTTTTAGGTGTAAAGAAGGGTTCTTCTAAAAATTTTTGAAACTGACTAAAAGAACGATGAACTAAAAATTTGTCAGCTTTCATACTCTGATTAGAGCTCTTATATTTTAGCCTAAAAATATTTTCGCTTTTAACTAATGTGGCAAATTTGTTTTTAAGGCTACTATCTGGCGAACCATTGCTAAGATGATATGTTCTTTGGTCATTAGCACGCTTAAGTAACTCATAACATTTATCGCTTACAGTAATTATTCTTACACCATGTTTATCATCTACTAGCTTTACCTTGTTATCATCGAGTAAATCGTCACCTGTTAAATTCAGTAACTCTGAATGCTGATAACCATCTATACCTTCATAAATAGCCTGTATCATGGCCTTATCCTGATAATTAATCATAAAATCAACATACTCTTCTACTTCTTTATTGGTGAATAGTGTTTTTTTGTTTTTATCTATAAACTGCTTTAAGTCACCATCCTGTATCTGATACACTTTGTTGATGTTACTGTTTGCCAAGCCATTTTCCATTGCCCAGGTTGTGTATTGTCCAATTACAGCTCGTGCTCCTCTTAATGAGTCTATAGATTTGCTATCCAAATCGAAAAATAACGTACGCAGCTCTTCCAAAGAAAAATTAAATATGTCTTTTTGAAGTATTTTTTCTGTAGCTGAGAAATCCCTTAGCCTTAGCCAATAATGGTTTCTTGTTGCTTCACTTTCGTATTTCTCTAAAAACTTTTCCTTCAATTCAGCATTATATATTTCACTCATATTAAATTCTCCTTTAGGCTTTAAACAACAGCAATTTCATCATAAAACATTCGCTTAAGTTTCTTCTTCATAATATTCTTTAGTTGATTCTCATTATTTTGTCTTCCTAATTCTTCAAACACTCTTCCGCTTTTACTAAAGTCAATCGTATTAAGGATATTTTCAAGCTTGTTTAGTTCTACATTGTTTTCCTTCATCTTCTTGGCCAAATAAACATAACCGTAAAACATTACGTTATGATTAATGTATGATTGCTTTCTAATGGACGATAAATCATCTTCAAGAAATTCGTCTGGGAAGGCATAAAAAAGGTTATCAAAAAAGTCTACCAAGTATTTCGCAATTTTCAACGCATCTTTTCGAGATTTCAGCTCAAATGCATCGTCTACAGCTTCTGATAAAGTATAATATGTTACAAGGAAATTGCTATCGATACCAATTTCACTTTGTGGGCTTATTTTATTTTTAAGTTCACTTTTAAATTTCAGCTGCTCGACAACGGTTGAAGAATACCGTTTTTGTCCCAATTCTTCAATTCTGGATTTTTCAACTGGGTTTATGGTATTCATTTGAGCAAAGTGAACCTTAGCCTTTTCTTCATCGTAATTGAGCACATTTAAAATGAATGGTTGATCTAATTCAGGGACTTCAGCAATGGCCTTAACAATACCTGAAATTCGATGATATCCATCAAGAGCATCTAATAAGGTTCCTCGTGTTACAGTGAGGGTTTGGTCGCTTGGATCATATTCAACTTCTTCATCACCATCAGATGTTCCAAGACGAGCGTTAAAAGTTAACATTGATACAATTAAATCGCCTTTAATAAACAATTCTTTGATCTCGTCAACTGATTTAGGGTTTGTTTTAGGTACAGGGATAAGGCTGCCCTTAATGTATTTTCCTTCACGCTGAGTATTGTAATTGTACTGCAGGATGGAGCTATTATATAACTCACTAAGTTCCTTGGCAGTAATGGAAGTGACATAGTTATCCTCTTTAATTTTAATCACATTTTTGAACTTGTATGGTAGCTTAACTACTTCTTCACCGGCGAATACTCTCCCACCTTCAAGCTCTTTTGCCAATCTGGTTGGAAAATAATTTGAGGGATCTAAAGCTGGAGCCCCAAGAATTGAATACATCTCTTTTGAAACAATGTACACTTCTTTTTCGTTTAAACGCTGTACGTTGTTATCATTATTATTTAAAATTTCTTGGATATAACCAGGGAGTGCCTTGTATTTGTCCGCCATTGTGGCTTTTAATTCCTTCACCATATTGGAATCACTTTTAATATCAATAAGATTTTTCTCTATTTCAGTTTTTAACTTATAAAGTTTATCCGTTGTTAACAAAACTTCAGACACATTATCACCTCACATAATCATATTAAATTTATCATTATTTTCATAAGCAAGTAAAGCTTTTATATGACTATTTGTATCATTTGTTCAAAAACATTTTAAGTTTATTCTGTATATACATGTCTGATTTTAAAAAGAATTCTTTATATTGCTCTAAGGCAACATCGTCTAAAAAGGACATGTCTTCTTTTTGATCAACCAAAACCCCTGGATCTTGAGAATAATCCCTTTCATTGACTAAATAATGATCATTTAAAGTATTGATATTGCTGTGGCCAGAGAACGCTGCCACTTTTTTAATATCACCATTAACGCTGTAAGAAAAGTTTGTTGCAGTATTGCGTAAACTATGCGGAGTTATCTTTCTTTCTTTGGGAATACCCATAACTCTACATACGCGATTCCACATATCCTGTATTGAATCAACTGTTAACTTATGAAATAACAGTTCATGCTCCCCATACTCTTGCTTTAACAGCAACAACTCTTCATAAAAAGCAGTGGAAATCCCAACTGGCCTAGCCTTTTTTTGCTTAGTTTTTTTAAAGTTGACGAGATAGCATTGGTGCTTTTCTGAATAAGTAATATCATCCCACCCAACTCTAAGCACCTCTGATTTACGCCCACCAGTACGTGCACTAAACAAAATAAACATCTTTTTCATTAATCTGTTCTGACGCTCAGTAACATAAGCTGCCTCAGCAAACTCATCAGCTTCCGATATTCCTTCAAAAGACCCTGCTGGGTTCTTTTCTGTCGGAAGAGGTCTAAAATTAAATACAGATGAATCACACTCATGTTCAGATTCAAGATACTTAATCATGCTTTTCAGTGCGGCAATCTTATTGTTAATTGTTGAATTGGAGTTGCTTTTATTTTTAGCCAAATGGGTTCGATAATCATACAGGTCGCTCTTCTTGATCGCCAGGTCACTCTCAGTTAAATATTCAATATCCTTGGCAGCATAGTGGTTGAAAAACTCTCTTATATGCCTTTCATACGTGGCTCTAGTATTAGACTTTTCAATTTCTCCAGTTTCTCGATCCCTGTTTCTTAAATCTAATTCATCAAACCACCTATTTATGTTATTGTATATTGAATAATCCCTTAGTGTTGACGCTTTCTTTTGAGCTTCCATAATGACACCTCATATCATTTTTTTCATTAAGTATTGATCAAATTCTTTCCATGCAACAATCCATTCATTTTCCCCTTCAATATTACTCAGCAGCATTAAATTGGCGTTACAGATTTCAATTTGCTTTAGCATGTCGTATTCTTTAAGAGCGTTAATTAAAATGTCTGTATTCATTTTATCACACCTAATTTATTTTTATCCTATAATAAAATTCAGTTTAGGACATTTACCCTTTCGTCCTTACAGACGTTTATAATTGGCATCCCCGTCAATTCCTCATAAAGCTCCTCTTCGAACCCAACCCATTCATCACTTGTCGCTTCTCTTCGTAAGAACTCATTATAAGCAACTGCTATCTCAGGCTGCTCTAGAAACTTCAAAACGATCATATGCTTTTTCCAAACTTTAGCCTTGTTTTCTTCTGTATAATATTTATTATTCATTTTATTTTTACTCCTTAAATACATTTTATTGAATTCTTTTGTTCTTTAATAAGGTTATATTCTTTATGATTTTTTCTCATTGTAGTTACATTATTAGGTGTAAACACATCTGGATCCTCTAGGTGGAGATTGACTCGTGTGAAGTTCTTTAGTTGTTTTATGTATTGATATTGTCTTAATGATGTAATCTTCAACTCTTCCTTTTGAGTGGCACTGGTTGTTTCCATTGTTTCATCTCCCAACAACGTTCATCTTGTAACTTCATTATATATGTTGTTACAATAATATGCAATAATTTATTTTATTTTTATTCACGACAAATAACACATCCCCTATGTATGTGTTAAAATGTCTACTGATTTGTATTTAATCCTCATTAGGATACCTTTGCTTTATATTTTGATCTAATCATTTCTGCTTCATTTTCAAGATGATTATCTTCCTGAGAAATTTCTAAATTAATATCTCCCATTTCCATGTAACCTTTGGCCATTTCCTCATAAGAAAGTGCTTGTGCAAAATTCTTTTTCATTTTAATTCCCCCATGTTCTTGGTTTTTATTTTATGAATTTCTGGAACATTCTCTTAAAATTAGAAAAGACGCCTGATCCAGTGGATCAAACGTCTAACCATCGATTATGTAGTTAGTTGATGTTATTTTTTATGCCCCACGAATAATGCTTGCTACACTAATTTCATCGTTTGGAGCTGCAGTACTTACTGACTTTTGTCCTGCAACAAAAGATAATGCCAGAGCTGCAATAATGACTACACCTAATAGCGTTTTTTTCAATAACCTCACCCCCTTTCAGTTACATCAATCAAATTGAAATAAGACTTAACAGTTCTGTATCTGCACCCATTTTTTCAAGCTCAATCAATGGTAATTGAATTGAATATTTGTCATCTGATTTTTTGAAACTGTGTATAGATTTATAAAAATCAGATTTATCTACAGATATTAAACCTCTATAATAAAAATAAAATCCCTTCTCATTCTCATCTTGTTCTCTTATTGATAACTCATTTAAAATCTCATTAGCCTTATCAACTTCACCTTTTCGTATATAATGGTATGCTCTCAATTGCAAGTATTTAGTATTCTGTGATTCATAATTCACCCAAAAGTTCTCTTTATTCCAAAAGCTCGCAAGAAAGCATAATGCTCCGTCTAGCATCTCCTTGTGAATTGTATTACTTGCATACTTAGCACCGTTAACATATGATTGCTTAGCCTCTTCAAAATTTTCAAATATAAAAGAGTTCCCGATTGTTAAATATGCAAAAAAACAAATCCTGTCTATGTTTGTAGTTTCAGTTGCATTTAAACAATATTTTCTTGCTTCAATTAAATTGTTTTCATTGAAACTTATATTTGCTTTCAACAAGCTTACTCTTGAGGTGTATAAATCTTTTATGTAACCGTCTGATAATTCTTGAAAATCCAGCAATTTTGCTGTACTTTTCATTAATCCAAATTCACCAATTTTCAGGTATTCATACATTAGCATCGCATTTGAGAAAAATATCATTTCTGTTGTTTTGCATTTACCAGTTTCCCTGATTGCTTCAGTTAAGGATATCTTGTTTTCGGTTAACTTTCTATGTATATTATAGGTCTTACCCCATTCTTTGCTTGTCGCATTTTTCGAATTGCATAAATTTAAAATTATTTTATCAGTTAATGCATTCCACTGATTTATATCTGCATATTCAACAGATTGTCTAGCACATTTTTTATTGGGATCCAATGATAAGAAATAATCACTTAGAAGTTGCTCTTCATCATCAGGAAACAAGCTTTTAACAATATTAATTAAACCGCCTAAGTTGTCCATTTCTTTCTCTGGGGTGTTGATGAATTTGTAAAAGCCATTAACCTTTTCGTACCCTGCTATTTTTGAGAGTTTCGCTGCGAGCTGGTTGTCTTTTTCACATTCATTCTTAATCATCTGCTTAAGATTCATTGGTTACTCCACCCCTTCCCAACTAATGTTCCCTTGTTTATAATATACATTAGAGTTGTCAGAATTACAAGTATTTATTTTATTTTTATTCTAATTATTTTTTTGGTATCCTTCTCTGTTTAAAATTCGTATTTTATTTAGACCACAGTGAGGGTTAAGCCTCACTGTGCATAATTGGCCAAATACAGCTTTCCACCTTTATTTTAAGTTCTTCTTGTGCTTTATCATCTAACTTGTTGTAAAGCTCCCTTATAAGCTTTCTTTGATATTGAATATGTTCAATTAAATAGTCTTTTTTATAGTTCTTTTTTAGCCCTGGTTTAGTCAGTAACCATTCGTCTTCATACCCAATAAACTCAAGCAATAGTGTCTTAAATGCCTCGTTTTCTTTTTCCAACATCTTAAGCCGCTCTTTTGTTATATGATCTGTAGTCAAAATTCAATTCTCCTTTTATATTTAACTATTTGTATAATCAAGCGATGACATCCACTGCAAAAATTGCTGATAAGGATAATAGACTGTTCCTTTTAATTCTACCTTTGGAGCACCAGAAAATTTTTCTAGCAACTCTTTAACCTCTGCTTTACTTAAACCAAGGTGATAATGCAGATCCGATTCCTTAATTAAAGTTGGATAGTCTGAATAACTTCCTTTTGGATTTTTGAAGTTTTTCAAACCATCGCTGATAAAGTAACCCAATACAGCCAAACCAATTCCTATCCAAATAAGATCCAAAGAGAACACCCTTTCCATTTATTTAATCAGAATAAAACAATTATTTTATGCTAACCTCATCATTTTGGCATCCAATATATATATAAAACATCTCATGATTTTTTAAAAATTTCTTTATTTTGTTTTTTGCACCTCATTCGTAAATAACATTGATATCTAAACTTGGTGTTTTTAAAGCAACTTTCCGAATATTCTTAACGTACCAATGACAAACATCTTGCCCGCCAACCTTTAGGAATATATCGAGAATCATTTCCATTGCAAAAGTTGCATATAAGGGCACTTGTTCAGGACTCCTTAATGATAGGTAGCCCTTTTGATTTTGCACTTTAATTATTTTTGTGGTACTACCACCATGAATAAATTCTGAAGCTTCTTTATAAATAAATACATATTTTGTCTCTTTGCCAAGTAATCGAGACAACTCTCTAAGGTTTCGAGCACCACTTACTATGGTATACCAATTATCAGGATATTTTTTTCTTTTGTTTTTAGATTTTGCGACTTCCCATAAATCGTTTACAGGCATTACATCTTCTCTCTCAAGGAATTTTATTAAATGTTTGCAGGATTCGTGCCAAGGCACTCCTTTTATACTTTCAGTTACTTCAGGCATTTCACTTCGCATAATATTTCTTTGTCTTTCTCCTTGTTCTGTGTCAAAATCATATTTCTTTCTCTCATTTATTTCTTTATGTACATAGGATATTTGATAATGGATAGCGCCTTTTTCATAAGGCTTATCAAACATATATTCAAAATAAAGTGAGGTTTCAAATAAAGATCTACATAAAGGTATTATTCCTTCTGACGACCCTTTTTTAGTTAAAATTGAAATTCCATCGACCATATTTAACATATGAACCAAAAGACTAAATATAGGGGATGCAAGATCATTACCTTTATGTTGTTCACTTAAAATGTTTAAGATATTTTCACCATAATCCACAATCTTATCCAGCGCTTCTCCAATTAGATGAAACTCTTTTTTTAAATCCTTATCTAATTTTCTATTTATTAAGCTCTTTTTCAAAAATAGATTCCTCCTTTATCTTTTTGAATTATTGTGCTTAAAGCCGCTTCCATTCAACGTATTCAAACCGCTTTTGATACAAGTCTTCAAGTATAGCAGCCCATTCAACCCAGCCGTCCGCAACAATGCTTTTCTTCTCCCCATCCTCAATCCATTCAATCCAGTACACCTGCACACCCCTTCACCTAGTAATAACTTCGATTTGTCTAATGGCAGAAATGACTTTAAACTCTGTATGTAGCTCGTTTGCGATCACTAAAGCTTCTGACATGGTAGTAAATTTAGAAGCGCCATGAAGCCCCTTAGATGTCTTATAACCACTTCCATCTTATTTAAATGACTTGAAGTAATCATCATTTTCAAATTGAATAACAAAAAAGGAATCGATAACCGGCATAGCTAACTCCTCTTCAGCAGACCAGCAATTTTTATGGCCAGTGGCAGCAATCCAATTAATATGTAAAACACCATGATATTTATTTTATTCTTAAAGAACAATTCAATCATATTCTGCTCCATACCTGGTGAAAATGAATCAATCAGTTCCTGCTTAAACTCTTCATCATAAACCTGATCAACAAAATAATGCCTTAACCCCAGTTAGAAAGCCAACACCAAGCCAGAGTATTAAGAAATATGCTACTCCAATCAAATTAAAGCCCTCCTTACATACATCGTCTGGTATTATAGTAGTGTTAAATACTTTGTGTAGGTGAAATTTAATGGAAGAGAAAGATTTTGAGACTAATGGCTACGATGTAACAGTTGTATATGATTATAAGGAGTATCCCGATGTTAAATATGGACGCTGTGACAACTGTGATTACACTTTATTCAAGAGTTCAGTGAAAAGTGGTGTGTTTTTACGTGAGTGTCGTAGATGTGGTATGAAGAAGAGCATTTAAATGCTCTTTTTTATTTCACTGGAATCATGTAGCTTACATAAACTTCAATTCCATCTTCAGTTTTATATTCTGCAATCCTGTCTGGATCAGTTTCAATTTTCTCTATTAGTCGTTTCGCATCCTTGTTCCTCTTTGCAATATTGGTAACTACAATCCAAGACCAATAATCCCATTCAGAGATGCAAGACTTAATCTTTTCTGGTATCTTATGACCTCTTGTATAAACCTTGATCATTTGCATACTCCCCCTGCCGGTTCATTATTTAATTTGCTGGTGGAACGATCAATACTCGATATTGTTCATCTAAATAAGCATGTTTCCTCTTCCAATCACTTTCTCCCATGCTTCCTGATTTGTGTATGATGGATATATAGGTTTTGGGTATTCACCGTTCACCCATCCATCTTCAATATGATTTAGTTTGGCTTCGTTGCATTTTGTCTTGTATTTGTACCAGACAGTAATCATTTTGGCTGCCATATGTTCACCTGCTTCCCTTAAAAACACAGCTTTATTTTAATCTATTATTACGCTCATCTATAAAATCACTCGCACACTGATAAAGCTTTTGATATATATCTTCATCAACTGGTGGTTCAATTTGCTTAACGCCATTTTCCACTTCACTATAACGACGACCATCGTATGGCTTTTTCTCCCATACAACTGGAATGCACACGTCTCTGTATTTAAAATATACACCGCCATCTTCAAACTCTTGTCTTTGAGTTATGCCCACTGGGGCAATGTCAATAATTTCATCATCTAATTTCACCCACATGTGAAATTCATAAGGCGGATCCCATCTATAGACTAAAGGAAGAATCATAGGATTGAAAATTAATTCACCTGCTTTTAGTTCAGCATTAATACCATACTTTTTTTGAAGCAACTCCTTTGTTAAATATGAAGTATATGCACATTTATCTCCAATCGACACTCTAAGTTTATTGAACGCAGTTATTATCCCTTCGACAATGTTTTTTTGCATACGCTCTTTTTCGTTCATATTGCCCTCCTACCAGGTCTTTGTTTATTTTATTTAAAAGAATGATTTTATAAAGAATCATCCTTAATTTTATTCCCTTTCAACTAACTTACCAAGGTTCGTTTCGTAGTAAACTCTCCATCACTCATAGTCAATCAACATTTTATTCATATGTATCAATTATCAATGTTAGTGTTTTATCTTCAAAATTAACTTGATATATGCTACAACGAACTTCTGCTGTTAAATGATTGTTAATTACAAATTCTTCGCCTAGTTCGGCATCAAAATCTTGCACCAACTTAATATAATCTCTTAGTACATCTTCACTACTCCTATGAATAGTAATACTTGTATTTAAATCTCCCAATTCTACACTCCCGCAGACAGAAGCTAAATCCTCATAGCTCGCGTCTAACTTTTCGCCGTTAATGATTACAACCCCGTTACTAATACCTTCTATTTCATTTCCACCTATTAAATGAGCCACTATCATAGTGTCACTTCCCTTCTGATTAAAAGTACGATTTTAATTAGATCCCTTGAGTATATATCCCGATTTGTCAATTGTTACGAGATGTTCGATATCTTCATAGTGTTCTGCATTCATAACCTCAAAAATATCAATGCCAAGATTTTTCTTCAAATTGCTTTTTGCATGCAAAACAATCATATTGTCAGCATTAATACCATCTTTAAACTGTGGTACACCTGCATTTGTTTTGATTTCCACACCGTTAACATTGAAGGTTACTTTTACTGTATTTTGCATTATAATGTCTCCTATTCTCTGTGAAAGCACGATATTATGTAGACCTAGAAAACTTGTAATTCTTTCCTAACCTTATAACTTTAGTATACCATTTTCATCCTGAGTGTTCGATACGGTTATGACCTTTTTCGAATATCAGCAATTCCTGCAGCTCGATGTTTAGGTATGTACATACCTTATCCAACAGCTCTCTAGGATACCGCTCCATTTCGTCGTTTATAAAGCTTTCTGACGGTCGGATACTCATGATCAATATCTCTGGATAGCTTTCGGATACTGCTCTTTCTTTCGTCTAATATTGGTTAAATTTGATTTAATCAATAGTCCTCACCTTTGGTTACTTTTGTTTTAAGATTTTGAATTAAATATAAAAAGGAACTAAGTCTTAGCCCGTATGCTTATATGCAATTATTCACCAATTCCATTCTCCATTAGGTTTTCCTGTTGGCTTATACATAAGCTCTATATCAATATAGGTTTTATAATTACCCTTAGGAAATTTAACCAGAACAATCTCACCCTTTTTAGGAACAAAATCTACATCGTTCCTCCAAAATTTAATTGATTTAGCTACTTCCTTAGTAATTGGTGTTGTGTGATAACCATAGCTTTCGGCTTGACTACTAGAGATCACGTTGCCTCTATAAACATATTCGTCTTGTCCATTACGTGATTGAATTTCCCTAGTTGTTAAATCATATGCGTAAATGTCATATTCCTTATTCTCTTCTCGGCTTAAATATTTGTCATTAAGCGCTTCACTTTCTTGACTTGAATCATTGTCATAATAACTTTTTCTTTCATTTCCATCATCGTGATTTCCCTCTAATTGAGTATCCACATAAACTTCTGTATTGTTGTTAAATTTACTACACTGAACTATAAGAAATACCCCGATAATACCCAAACATAAAATTATTAACTTTTTCATCACTTCTCCTTTAGTTTCTTCGTCATCCCTCATACTGTTGTACATATTTTAAAGTAACTTAAATGATTTGTTTATCGATACAATACATATCGAATCCTTGTTTTATAATTCTTGCCTTTCCATTAGCTGCAGACCAACTTTCACTTATCTTTTCAATAAAAGAAAAAAGTTTGTGCTCTAATTTTCCGGGCGTAATCTTCATAACATTGCAAAAGATTTTCCTATAGCGTAAACTTTCTTCAAACTCACTCATAAATTCATTTAATTCCTTATTCCATGTATCCAACTTTTGATCATTGAGACTGTAGGAAGATCGCTTAAATGAGTAAGGCGGATCTATAGAATAGAGTGCTACTGGCATACCTTTGTAAAGGATTTCTGAATAGTATTGACTTTTTTTAACTCCCCAGCTAAGGTCATTCTCCTTAAAATACCTATTAATCTGTGATTCTAATTCTTTAAATCTTAAGTATGATTTATATAAGGAAGGATTCTTTCTTGCTCTAGTTACCTGAGCATAAATTGTTGGAGCTCCTGTTATCTTGGCCCAAATTGTACGGTGTGTTCCATCACCGTAAACAGCATAAAAGTCATCATCTTCATAATGAACCAATTTCACTGGTGAGTGTTGATAATAAGTGTGAAATTCTTCTAGACTTTGTTTTTTTAAGTATTCAAAAGCTTTTTCACATCGGCCAATGTCAATATTATCTGTACCGTTATAACACGCGTGATCAAACCAAGACACACCACTGGTTCCCCTGAATCCTAAACTCTTAATTTTTTTTAACGGAACATCCCGATATAGTTTTTCGCTGTTTCCGACTTCATCATAATACAATTCATATGGATACTCACTTATATTTTTGGTGTCCTTCATTTCCTTAATATGAAATTCACATACACCCTTTTCAAGAAGCAATTTTTCAAGTTTATTTTTCAAATTTCTCCCCCCAAATGACGTCTCAATATCATTGACAACTCATGCCAATAGGTGGATTTTACATTTTTTCTTTGCGATGATAAAGAAGCGTTTCGAATTAAATGGTGTTTTTATTTAGACAGGCTTTCCTCTTAATAAAATATTTATCTTATTATCTTCTATTTTCAACTAAGGTTGCATACTTACTTTATAATCTACTGACGAAGCGTTCTTGTGGTTTGCAACGTCGTCAATGTCAGCAAACATACCTCCGCAACTCAAGTCATTAATCAACTCGATATTAACCAACGGATCACGGAATGCTTTGATTCTATTTTTATACTTAAAAATTTCGTTAACACCATTTTCTGCCCACATCACTAAGAGCAATAACTCTAGTTCACGCATATAATTCCCCTCTCTTTAACTACTCAGTAGCCTAACTAATTAATGGCTTAATTTCTTTTACATATTCAAAAAACTGCTGTTGACCTTCAAGAATGCCAAACAATTCATGCCTACCAGTAAAGACCCATTGAGGTGACTCCCCATTTGTCTGTATCTCTACAGTAAAGCTTACTCCTTTTGTATTAATCTCTTCATCTTCATCGAGTTCATAATGATGTTCAATTAATCTTTTCAATGTTTGATCGTCTTTTATTTCCTTAGAATAAAATGTCAACCCCTGATCTTCATATTCCTTTAGTTTAAAGCCGTTGTCCAGTAAGAATTGAAGGATGTTTTCATTTAATTTTGATTTTGTCATGCTTTATTCTCCTCTCTTTAAAACTGCTGTTTTATTCAGATTTTATATCGATTAAAAATACTGTCGATACTATGCAATACTGAACAATCCAAGTCTTCTATGCTCTTAGCATGACCAATTCTTGAAATTGTTCCAATCTCAATATTATTGAACTCCACACCGTTACCATCACATTTTTCAATTAATCTGTTCACTTTCCTCTTTAAGCGAGAAAGCTCTTTATCTTCCGTCAATCCATTTCCTCGTTAATCATCCGTACCGTCATACATTTGATCTTTTGAATGTGTTTCAAGGTGTTCCTGAAAGTCTCGCCAATTATCTGCCCCACTTTCTATGCACTCATAAAAATATTCTTTCATGAAATCGCTGTTTATATCATTTGATTCCAGCCAATCACGAATTTTATTCGCATCCTCTATTGCCTGTTTGTAATTATAAGAACTATTTATAATGGCTTTCTTTATATTGTCAGGGACATGCATTACTTCACATCCTCCTTAACCTGCTTCATCCTGCCAGTAAACGCATATTCGTTTTTTAAAAATTTGCGAGCTGAATTATAACTTGGAAACAACCAGAACACTTTATCTCCTAGATGATCAACCATTAGATCAAACTTCCCGTCATCTTTCTCCTCTATGAAGTATGTGTAATGTCCATCTATCGCCGTCCACAGTTTCATTCTTTACCCTCCCTTTCTGTTTCAAATTGTTGTTTTATTAAAAAATTATCTCTGAGCTTAGATTTTGTTGACGGGTAATAATTCAAGCTCCTTATCAGTAGCAGAATTGTCATTTTGTTCTACAATAATCCAGCCTTCTCCAAAGTTATCATTAGTCCCTAATCTTTTTCCAACCTGATCAATATCAAGACCTAATTCAGTCTGTATCTTTGCCTTTGCTAATTTAATTATTGTCTTTTCTTCAACGTCCTCTTTATTTGTTAACAAAGTTGTATGTACAGTTGTTAATGGTTTCAACAAGAAAAAAACAGTCCAACTAGCTACAGTGTTTTTAAACTCTTCATCTTTACTATATTTCATTCAAACTACCACCTTTTACTTTATGTTATATACTTTACTGGTCACACCTATTAAACTTTCCTCTGACATCAACTTTTTTGTCTCAGTATAAACAATATCGCCCATAGGACCAGAAAAAACAATCCTTTCACCATCATTAAACATAAATTCTAGCCCATCCAATTTAAAGCATGTTTCAAGGTATTGTTTTACCGTACTCTCGTTCATTTCAATCTCTCCATTCTGTTTAAATTACTGTTTTATTTTGATTCACTTATAACTATTTCAATTGCTGTAGTGTTTGTCTTGCTTTTTCTAAATAAGCATCATCATTAAAGATTCTATACAAAGTCATATAATCATTATATTCATCAAGAATTTGGTCTACTGTTCTTGTCTCTTTGAAAATGTACTCCTTTTCAGTAGCTTTTTCTGTTTCTGCTTTTTTGGATACATCGCTGCTCTTTTGTTCGATTTCCCCTGATTGCTCTAAAAGCTGAACAATGTCCATGCCAACTTTGTAATTTCTTTTGCCAAATTGGATGGTGGCCTCGCCCCAAAACATTTGATAATCAACCAGTATCCCTTGAGATCCTTTTTTCTTTAAAACTCTGTCCCCAGAAATCGTTGTGTGATTTTCTGTTAATATAACGGTACTTCCAATTAGATTATGAAGTTCTTTTTGAGACAATTTTTTAAGTGTTGTTTTCATTTTAAATATCCCCATTCTGTTTAAAATATGCATTTTATTTTATTTAAACAACTCCAACCTGCTCTTCTATAAAGCTAGTAAAATCATCTTGTTTAATCGGTGCGGTAACTTTCTCGTTTTTTAACTTCTTATACCTTATAACCATTCTATTGATCCATATCATGTATTCATAAATTTTATATTCATCACCTGGCTTTATTCCTTGAGATAGCATATTTTGAACCTAATCTGGCACTCATCATAAGGAGGAGCAATACTCATGTATTTTGACCTCCTTGTAAGCATCCCACTGTTGCTTCTTCAATATCCAGTCTCAGAATGATTCTCATAATCTCTTCTTGGAACCCTTCACTGTCTTTTTCAAATGAAAGTTTCGTTAACTTTTTAATGTCAGTAAGATTAAGTTTTGGTAATACTCTCTTGACAAAGTGATCTTTTGCTTTTTTTGCCTCTATCATTGATTTTATGCTTACTACTTTTGTTGATTTAACTTCTTCTTGTACTTCATCTACTTGCTTTGTTTCTTCTGTAATTGGCTGAGGTGCAGGATCTGTAATAAAGCTTTCAACTAACTCAGCTTCACCATTTTCGATTAGTTCTAATGCTTCAACTTTTTTAATTGGGAAACTTCTCATTTGAGCCCAGCTATATCTATAGTATCTGTTTCCTTTTTGTTTAATTAACATCATCTTTAACCTCTCCATTCATCAAGTGATATTATTTTTATTCTAATTTTATGTAATAAAGTCTTATTCCCTTAACTTGTTTTAAGTTTAACATGATCATTATAAATTATCAATTGTTATTTTATTTTTATTCTAATAAATTTATATAAGTTTTCGTTCAGCTTGCTGAACAAAACCGGACGTAAAGCGCCCTTCTTTACGGACGTATGTACTTAAAATGTTCTCCCTTTTTTAAAATTTATTTTTATACCCTTTCCCTAAAGACTTAGGCTCTGAAACCCTTGATATGACTGACTTTTTTTCAAAGTTTAAGAGGTTTGTTCTATTAACCTATTCATTTAACCATTCTAAAAGCAGCTTCCTCATCCTTAAAGATGGAATGAATAATGTTATTTCTTTACCATCTCTTATACCTGATCTCCATATCCACTGTACTAATTCAGATAAAGCAAATAAATCCTGATCAATTGCAATATTATATTTATTCTTAAAGTAACTATAAAGGATTGTATTAACGTATCTGTTTATTGTATAAGCTAAATGTTTCTTATGTTTAAATTCATTTGTAGCACGTGCATTGCAGGAAACAAAACCTTTTGTATATCCATTACCTTTTATTTTATTCTTATGTTCTGAATAGGTCGTCCACATTGCTTCATCACTTGATGACTTAACAATGTTGTTAAAGTAATTGAATACATTGTTCTTTACCTTCTTGATTGTATATGGTGACTTATCTTTATACCAGGTTGACGACAATGAATAATCTAACTGGCCAACAGCATTTAAGTTACCTTCATATATTTTAATCTTATTACGGGTCATTTCCTTAACGTTGTTCTCAAAGTCCTTATTATATTGAGTGAACCGGTATTCCCCATCTATGTAGGATGACACATATTTTTCATAAGCAATTCCATTCACATCATAGTAATACCTTTGTATCTGAGCATCAAACATGTAAGTTAATATGTAAACCTCTTTAAACAATTTGAATACCTCAGCTGGAAAGTTCCAAATCAATATACTGTCTTTAAAAAACACAAGATTATTGTTCAATGCCATATCTCTAATGTCATTGTAACGTGTCTCATAATCCCTTTTATCTTCGTTCCATTTAACAAATCCATCTTCAACATAGATAAGATTAGAATCAAATAGTGTTGTAAGATCATGTGTCTTCACTTGTAGCTGCTCAACTACTTCCATAACCTCATCTAATATTAAAGTATAGTTACCTGAAAGGATAAGCTCTTTTGTTTCATCGTTTGCGTTCTTAAATAAGTTATGAGTTGCAACAATGTTTTTATTCTGTGATAAGAGTTCATGAAGTGATTCAAATTTATATTGAGTCTTATCCCCTTTTGTTCTTACTTTAGGTTCATACATTTGTCTGTTGGTTACACTTTTCTTTATCCGCTCAACCTCATTAAGATAAGGTGTGACAAATATAAAGTTATCTTCTGGGTTAGCGTTGTTCATGTAGTTAATAGCTGCTGATGTCTTACCAGATCCCATTATGGAATCAACTACTTTAACTTTATTCATTTAGCATCTCCTTTTGATTTAATTAAAATAAAGGAACGATAAATATTTACCGCTCCTTATTTACAGTTTGATATTTAACTGGTGTGTTCAAGGTTCATGTTGTTTAACTTTGCTTATCTCTTCTCTGTACTCTAAAAGGTCTGAATCAATTCTGTCAGTTGTTTTCTTGATGGAGTCAATATCTTTCTTGAGCATTTCTAATTCCTTAGCAAGCTGCCGAATAGCATCCAGGAATTTTTTCTCCACTCATCTCACCTCAATGATTTAATTATACCATGAGGCCTATATGATTAGCGTGACTTGTTTCTTAGTTTAAGGAATACAAAATAGATGATCCATAACAGTATGGCAATGATACATGTGACTACAAAAATTGTGTTGATTAGTGCCTGTGTTTCGCTGCTGAAGTAATCTTTGATGAGCTGAAACATTAAGAATAAGCCAATGAATGTGATCTGAGTAAACCATAATGAGAATCGTTTCATGTTTACAATGTGCTTGATCATGTTATAATATGGGTAGAACTAAAGGAGAAGTTCATTCCCCTTTAGCTTAGCTCTCATCGGCGTATACGTTGGCGTTGTCTCTTTGGTCGGAGCCGCTTGCGTATACGCTTTTTCTTTTTGCTTGTCCCATTCTTTAGGTTTCTTATCTTCTCAACTATTGTTAGACTGTTGATTGTAAGAACCGTTAAAGATATGAGGAAAGCAACTATGATACCCACTTTCTCAAACACTATGTACACCTCCTTTCCTATGACTCTATTATAACACACTTTCCCTACAAAGTCATTTTATTTTTATTCTCAAAATGGATTTTTTTAAATTATTTTGGACTATTATTCATGTGTGTATAGGCTGTATAAGGCGTGTATGTGGATTGGATACCAATGATACTATGATCAAATTAAAATTGATTCTAGGTGCATTAGAATGCTTCTGATGATGTGTGGTTAGTGTTATAGGATGGATATATGATGTATGGTGAAGGAAACGGATAGATATGATTAGGCAAGATGAGGATATGTAATGGTGGATGTAACGAGATGAGAAGGAATATGATTAGGATGAATATAAAATAGGTGTATGAATTGATGAGTAAATTGCATAGATAAAAAATAAGACTTCGATTTGCTTCCTTTCGTTATATACACGATTATTTTTTATGAATGGGTATTCACTTTTAAATTGACTGCTTAATTATTTTTTCAAAAATAAATATTGTTTTTCATTTGAAATTGTGTTAGCTTTGCAAATTTATCAGCCAAATTATAAAAACCCTACATAACGTATCTTATATAGGGAATTCAATACCAATATATAGGGGGTATATTAACATCTAAAGGCTAAAAAACAAGAACAAATGTACCCCTAGCACTTCCATTTCCACACCCAACTTATTTTTTCACTTTCCCATTTTTCAGCCTATTTTCGCATCGTAACCGCTATCGTAAAAGCCTATAATATCAATGTTTTTCTACCCCTCATTCTCCCCTTTTTCATTGGATTTTTAAATAAACAACCACTTTTCCTCTCTCCTGTCTACGTTTTACGATCACAAAACACCTATTATCCCCTTTGACAGCTCTAAAACATTGCTATATCAACTAATTAACCCTTTCCGATCTTCATTGACGATAAGCACTTTTTTAGCTCACGATCACCAAGGGGGGGCATAAAAAATCAAAATAAAAAAGCCACCAAAAATAGGCAGCTTCCCTTTAAAATTAGCGCTTTAGTCTCTTCAGTGCCTCCATATAAGAGGTCTTTTTCGATTCCTTGTTCTCCAGTTTTTTCGGTTTAAATAAATCCTCTCTACGGCGATTCTTCGCTTTATAAACAGTTGTTTCTTTAACTTCAGTGTTCCCATTTTCAATTAAATCATCTAACTGCTTCATTCGCTCATTGATCCAGGTTAATCCACTAAGAATCGTTATCGCCCTATTACCTTTATCATAATGCCCTTTAAATAAGTCTAGGGGCATCTTGTTATCAAAGACATTAAACAGCTCATTATACGATATATGTTCCGTTAAGAACTCATGAACATCCAGAATAACTCCAGCTCTCATCACATTTGTAAACTCAACAGGAGTGAAAATCGAATTGTTCCACGACTTTTGTATATCTTCATGCAGCTTATCAAAATACTTACCCTCATTTGTAAATTCATTGAGGTCTGTTTGAGCAATAGTCATGATTCCTGGTGTGTCAAAAAGCTGATTTAAATCCTTCCTGTCTAATGTACTGATCTTTGAGCCTCTGTCCGTGTAATTGAGTAAGACTTCGATTAAATCAAGGAACATCTTGTTTGTCTCCTTGTATAGTCTGCTTTCAGAAATCTTCCCTTCATATTTGCTCAAAACCATTTGATTATCCAAAGGTAAAACACATGTCTCTGGCATAGATAAGTCATCAAGCAACTCCAGTGAATTCATCTGATTGACCAATACTTCATTGTTGTCAGGAAGGATGGGTACAGCAACTATTGTTTTATGAGTAAGACATTCGTTTAACAATTCTAATAATATAGGAGCTACCCCTGAACCAGTTCCACCAGCTGCAGAGAAAACAACAAAAATGACTTGTACTGAAGGCTTTTCCATTGTGTTCTTTATAAACTCAATAGAAGATTCCCAGTTGTTTTTCATATGTTTCGCTGCTACACTTCTTTCTTTGCCAACTCCTTCTGTCCCAACCAGATGAAGCTTATCTTGAATATTGACCAATGAATTAAGGTCTGAAAGTGAATAATTTATTGCGACAGAATGAAATCCTCTCTTCATTGCTTCATCTGCTACACTTCCGCCGGCCTGACCAACTCCAATAAAACCAAACATTAAACCCTCTCCCCTTCTAATTGATATCTCAAAGCTTCTTGACCATATTGAGTAATAAAAATTGTATGCTCTTTACTGTTTTTCACTATATTAATAAACTGCAAGGCCTCAAGACGATCAATGCTCTTTCTAAAAGTAGCATCAGTTAGTTGAGTTTTAGCTTGAATGGTTTTCTTCCTAATTGATTTAAACTTTAAATCAGCCCCTTCATCGCTCAATAAGCCTAGAATATACAGATCATTTCGAGTTAAGTTGTCAATGACAGAAGCAAAATAAGTATCCATGTGACCCCTCCTTAATATCTGATGATTTTGAAGTATCTTGGTTGATATACAATTATTATATTGCCTATTTGCATTTAAATGCAAATATTTTTGTATCTTAATGCAAATAATCATACTCTGCTTGTATGTAAACCAGTCATTTTATAAAATTTATTCAAACAGCAAAAGGATGATTTAAATGGAATATAGGGTTAAAAGTAAGTTGGATTCATTTCTAAACAGCAAAGGTATTGAAAAAGGCTGGTTAGCAGAGCAAATAAAAGCTGAAAGAGCAAGTATATCTAGATGGTGTAAAAATGACAGCGAGGGATTTGCAACCGTTCTCCCTAGTACATACAATCTTTTATTGATGGCACATATTCTAAATTGTAAAGTTGACGATCTTTTTGAATTAATCGAAATTAAATCCAATTAACTTTGGATTTTTATGTTTACAAGAGTAAAAATAAAATATATAATAAAGACACAACCACATGAAGTGGTCTTTATTTTAATTACTTTAAGAGTAAAAATAAAATAGTATGGAGGTGTAAGATGAAAAAGCAGTATTTATTTAGTCATTTAATGGGATTTATTGAGGGAAAAGTAGTCGATGGGACAGCAACACCCGAAGAAGAATACCTTTATCAGGATTATAAATGGTACGGAAAGATTAATAAGCAAAGCTTTACATATCGAAGTTTAGTAAATCAATATCTTAATAGCGAATATTAAGCACTTTTAGAGTAAAAATAAAATAAATGGAGGGGATTGATTGAAAAGAAAAAAAGACGGATTGTCTAAGCAAGTTCACATATACAGCGTGGACACATCAGCATTTTATAATGACAAAGAAAATTCATTACATAATAAGATTTTGAAGTCTTATAGATACAGAGATTATCTTAAGACATTAGACAATGTAAATAATAAACATAAGAAATACATATCACAAAGAATTACATACCTTAAAGAATGCCTCTATTCCGCATTCGAAGAACATAATAACATAAGAACACTTCGAACTGACAGCTTAAGGGATAATAAAGTGATTTCTTTATTTGATTCAGTGTTGACCCGAACATTAGGGATTAAAGAAAACACCCTTTCAGAGGAAATCATGGTTGTCCAGACTTACCATTTTGAAGTATTGAAGGACATTATTGATCAGGGATTTTTACATAACAATGAAAAATACATTTATTTCACGAGCAGCGCCGGTCAAATTCGTACAAAGAAGTCATGTTTCATTAAAAAAAGCACCTACGATAAGTATCAGGATGCTTTGACATGCGGCTTAAGTATTGAAAAGATCAACTCCCTTGGTGGTAGTAGCATTAACAAATGGAATAGCTATATGGCCCTTTCTAACAGTGCCAGTAGCCCTTGGGAGATTGATATTGATAAAGCCATTGTTGTCAACGACTTAGAAACTGATGTGTCGAGTCTCGTTGACTACATTGATCGAGATACCTACGATATCACACGAAAAACAATGAACATTCCCATTGAACATACAGATGGCTGCGGAATGATACTCCCCACTCTAAGTCGTAAAAGCTTCATGGTAAGACTCCCATGGGTAAAGGGTTTATTAGTCCCTTTTGATTTTCGTAAATTTGCTGAGGAAAACAAAGCTTTTAAAGTAACTGATATATACGGCAAGGAATGGGACGTAGTGAAAGAAGATGTTCAAATTATCTTCACTAAAAGCCAGTTTAAAATGTGGAAGTATTATTCATCGTGGGAAGAATATCAATTCAATTATAAAAAATATGGATGCTTAGGGGCAAAACTCAACGAAGAAGACCCTTCTGTTGAAGGTAAGCTCACTTATCAAATGCTCCAGACACTTACAGATATCTCCGATGAAGAATTAATTCAAATGAGCTCTAAGACTGTAAAAGAGATTACCACATTGGGAACTGACAAAGAAACCATGTTAAGAGTTCTTGGAGCTACGGAGAAAAAGAAACATCGAACAGCTCTTCAGAACGCTTTGCTTCTATATCCAGAACTTCTTAACGATGATCACACGAAAGAAATTATTAAAAATAAAAAGAAAAGCATGATTAAAGATGCCAAATCAGGAAAATTGCTTGTTGATGGTGCTCGTTATACATACTTATGCCCTGACCTGTATGCTTTCTGCGAAAAATTATTTCTGAACATCCAGAATCCAAAAGGACTGCTTTCAGGAAGTGATGTCCATTGTTCTTTATATGATGAAGGGTATATTGATATCCTCCGCTCCCCTCACCTATTCAGAGAGCATGGTGTTAGGTGGAACAAAAAAGATGAGGAATATGAAAAGTGGTTCATTACCCCAGGTGTTTACACCAGCATTCATGATCCAATATCTAAACTGCTGCAGTTCGACAATGACGGGGATAAGGCCTTAATTATTCCTGATGAGTTAATCGTCAATATTGCCAAGCGTAATATGGAAAACATCGTTCCGTTGTATTATGAAATGTCTGTAGCCCAGAAACAAGAGATTAATAGCAAAAACATCTATGAAGCACTAACTCTTGCTTATGGGATCAATATCGGGGAGTACAGCAACAACATCACTAAGATATGGAACAGTGACAACATAAATATGGACGTGATCAAATGGCTATGTATGGAAAATAACTTTACTATCGATTAAATTTTTAGTCGCGTCGCATAGCGATATGCGGATGAAAAGTCAGTGAACCTAGAAATCTAGGGTGTGCATTCAGCGAAAAGCAGCGATAGGAAATGATCGTCAATGAGTGTGCTAACAGGGGAATTCTAAGTCCTTATCGATACGATAACCCTGTGCCAAGCGTTTACATCATGCTGGGAAGCACTTGTAAATGAAGGTGCAACGACCATCCTTTATGGAGTAATAATAAGGTGAAATTCCTTATTATGAAGCGCTGACCATCTGTCTAGCACAGATGATGATATGGTCTATTCCCTAATAAAATATCGGGAAACCGAGGGTATCAAAGTTCGCAAAAACCTTATTCATGCCTACCCGACCTGATCATGTCGATGAAAAAATCAAAGATTACATAAAAAATAAAGTACCCCACTTCTTCATCAATGCAAAGGATAAAGAAGAACATGGCGTTGAGTTAATTAATGAAAGCACAGTAAACAAGTTAGACTCCATTATCCCCTCAGACCGAATTAATTTTGCAGCTGTTGCAGGGAAGTTCGATTATCGCTTCCTGCTCAAGAACAAGAATATTAAGTTGGACGAGGCAATTATTAGTGAGTACAAACGATTAGACCAAAACAAGAAATGGCTCATGAATGATGAAGACATTAAGCCTGGACAAAAACTTTATGTTTATAAGGTCATTAAAGACAGATTGCTGAAGATTCATGAAGACGAGCAATATGTTGCTGATGTTCTGATTAAGTATCTGTATAAAAAGAAAAGCAAATTTAAATCAACATTATGGGAATGTTTCGGGGATACAATCCTAGAGAATTTACGAAAGAACTTAAAGAATACAACTAAATGCAGTTCTTGTTTAAAAATAATCAAATCCTCTTCTAACCGCAAAAAATATTGCACTAGCTGTTTTAACAAAAGAGAAAAAGAACGACAAAGAGAAAAATGGCATAAGAATAAAACCAAATATCGCTCTGCTACCTAAATAGAAAGTGTCTTGAGCCTTACTCCCCCAAGGGGTACAGCGATTTTACCGGAAAAAGTTTAACAAAAAAAGTGCCTTGAACCCCTGATATGACTGGTCTGAAAGCCCCTTTTGAGATAATCGTCATAAGGGAGAAAGAAAGCTAATTTCCACATATAAGGGTGAGTACGTCTCCCATTTTTCAAAAGAAGCGCAAACGTTACCGTAATTATACTTTAACACAAAAATATACAAAACCACTAGGAGGAATTAAAAATGAACAAAACAGAATTTATTGGAGAAGTTGCAGAAAAATTAGGAGTTACTAAGAAAGAAGCTGCACCTAAAGTAGAAGCAGTATTTAATGTGATCGTTGAAACACTTACAAAAGGTGAATCAATCAAGATTCCTGGAGTTGGAACGTTTGAAGTTCGTGAACGTGCAGCTCGTAAAGGGAGAAATCCAAAATCGGGCGAAGAAATTGATATTCCAGCTACAAAGGCACCTGCCTTCAAGGCTGCTAAATCTCTAAAAGACGCAGTGAAAGCTTAATAAAAATTAATGAGGACGACAGGAAAGGCTTCCTGCACGCTTTGTCACATAGAGCTTATGCTCCTAAAAGTGGCAGAGTTAGATGTTATGGAGGAAATTGTCGCCCTCCCCTCTTTTCGCATGTGTTCATCTCCAGGTTAATCAATTAGAGTTCTTTTATTGATGGCATGGGGGGTGTCGTCAATAATAAGCTGTTTACTGATATGTGGGATATCAGTTCTCCGCTAATATTCATTTGTTTGAGGACTTGGAATGCCAGGGTTTCGGATAAGTGGATATTAGCGGGGTATTGCCCCATCGTGGATGAAGCCTTTTCTAAACATGTCTATGCTATTTTCATACGAACAAAAGCATTAAATTCGACTTTACAGCTACAACTGGTCATTGTAGTTAGTCGGATAATGGTCATTTATGAGGGTTCGAGGTTAACTCGGATGTCTGTATCTTAAAGAGACAGGTAAATGGCTATTATCGGGCTAAATATGCCGATAAGACTTGACGCATTAATGCAAATTGCGACTGAATCCCATCAGGGTCTTATTATGGGTGGCATATAACCTGAATATTAATTGCGGTGTATTGTTTCGGCTTGCACTTAGGTAAGGTAGATGCGTCTCCCTTCCCTTTAAATACTGCCCTTGTAAGCTTTGATGCTTATTATGGGTCATCAAAAATTTTTCCGGGTTAGCGAGGCTTTGTAATCACATACCCTCGTAAAATAAGTGGGATGGTTTTTGGGCGCTTGATCACCGCTCGCATTTCACAGAAAAGGGTTATTTTCGGTCTTGCCTTTTCAATTTCATTTAGCAACACGTTCACTTTATTTCACTTATCTCCTTCAATGTTCTGAATGGAGCCTAAACTTTCCCATGCACATACCTCCTTACACGGGTCAGAGAAAACTGTGCAAAATAAACGGCGAGCGTTTGAGACGCTTTGTTTCTCAATAAGGCGTGTAACCTGACAAGAGCATTAAAAATGCCATTGAGAAGGCTTATTAGGGTCTTCCCTTCTCAAATTTTTTCCTTGGCTCTCAGACTCTGCTGAGCAGTTGGCAAGCAACATAAAAACTTGATATATAAGATGTTGGCAATAGGAACTTTAAACACATTCCAGAAAGTGTGTATTATTTGTTGTCATAGCTCATCTGCCAGGTGTAGAAGGAGCCAGCTGGATTTCGCACAGCGATAACCAGCCTTTTATGCTCATGTACCATGAAGTACAAGGAGTTTCTGAAGACGTTATTTGGCGTCTTTTGTTATTTTCGCCTTACTTATAGTTTGTCGACTACAAAGGTTTCAGTCGCTGAACCCGTAATCAGCGTATTCCCTGTCGATCTGAAGGCTTGCGTCCCTACGTGAGCTACTGACGTAGGTGAAACGGGGTTAGAATGTAATCAGAACAAGGCCATCTAAATCGTTAGAAGGTCTTTTTGTGCTTGCGTTTTACTTTACCGATCAGCCGGAATGTGCTTAAGAGCCTTCCGGTACGCAAGTTATCAATAATCTCCTTCGGGCGTTTCCCCAACGCCTATCCGACTTATCTTTTCATCTCCTTTATATCCCCTTTTCGGACGTTACCGATGCTTCGGATCATCGGGCTTCCGAAGGAGCTTATTGAACGAAAATAAAACACATATTGGAGGAATTTAATTTGGCTAAGAAAGTTCATACAGTAAATTTAAAAGGTAACTATACTTACATTGATGGGATTATTGAAGAAGAAACAAAAACGGACATCGAGCGTTATGATCTGAATTCAATTTTAAAATCATTTGACGGTCGGAAAGTGAAGATTTCTATTACCGAAGAAGACGAACTTCCACAAATCAATGAGTAGGTGGTGACTGAATGACAGCTATTTTAGATACTGTTTTACAGCGAGAAAAAGACGAATCATTTACTGATTATCATATTAGACTTTTCAAAAACAAAGATACTTATCACATTGACACAAAAACAATTGCTACACTATTAAATAAAGATCAGGGAACCAACTATGATGAAAGCAAATGGCGTAAAGACTTTAAACAATTTGAGCGCTGGCACGATTACTTTATCTCAAAGAATATGAACAAAGAAGTTCAACAAAAACATGAAGAAATTCGCATTGAATCCGAAAAACAAACAATCAAAGCACGAGATCAAAAAAGAGAATTCCGGAAATTCATTGCCAATCAAGCACGGTTTGAACAAATTAAAGATGATGTTGTTCAAGCTATTGCATCTCTAGAGTCAAAAAGACCCCTTCGCTTCACCTTCCCATCCCCCGCTATTGCTGAAAAACATGGACTTGCTCTATTCAGTGATTGGCACTTCGGAATGGAAATCGATAACCGCATTAATAAATTCAACAAAGAAATCTTCAATGAGCGTGTAGAACATCTAACCAACAAAGTGATTGAGTATGGTAAACAGAATCATGTTTCCACACTGCACGTAGCAAATCTCGGTGATTTAATCGGAGGTCTTATTCATGTGTCTACAAGAGTTCAGGCCAATGAAGATGCTGTAGAACAAATTAAATATGTATCAGAAACGCTTGCAGAAGTGCTAGCTATGTTGGCAAGTGAGTTTCAAGAGGTTAAGTTCTACAACGTGGCAGGAAATCACGGTCGCCTCTCCCCTTCTAAAAATGATGTAGGGATTAAAGAAAACTTTGAATACCTCATTAATTGGTACCTCGAAGCCAGATTGAAGAACATAAAGAACATCTCCATTGAACCTGAGCAAGACGGTTTCATCCCCGCTAAAATCAACAATCAGGAAGTCGTGTTTGTACACGGACACTACGATCGTGTTGATCAGTGTGTAACACGATTGCCTCAATTACTTGGCTACATCCCTTCTTACATATTCGGTGGTCATATTCATCACAATTATGAAAAAGAGTATGGCAGCACAACAGTTGTAGTAAACGGAGCGCTTGTCGGTGCGGATGATTATGCTATGCAAGGTCGGTTCGGAACAAAACCTTCTCAAAAATTTATGGTTTTTGATGATGCAGGTATTGAGGCTACATACATAATTCGCTTTAAGAATGATACACACAACAGAGCCTAATCGAAGTATTAGGACATTATTTTTTCAACTAAGGGAGCCTCGATGTAGGATCCTATTAACTTTGTTTATTGAGGAACTGCATAATCCGTTAAAAAAGGGGGTTAAATATTGAGCGCTGCTTCATTTATTAACGAATTGTCTATTCATTGGGATCAATTTTCGGAAGAATTTAAGAGGACAATTACTGAGTCTTTGTTTCAAAGGAGAGAATAAATTTGGAATTAGCAATGCACGAAGTTTATAACCTTCACTTGTATGATAAAACAACTGAGGAATCTTTAATTGATTTAACATCTCTTCAAGATGTTGAAATCTTTTATAGCGATGAACATGAAACGTATTTGATTTTTGCAAAGAACGCTCTGTTAAACTTTGATGTACTTAAATTTTTAGGCGATTATAAAGCCCCTACCTCCTTTGAATCAAAGTTAGGGAAGAAACAATATATTTCAGTTTTAAAAGAGACTCCTCGCTCTGAATTCAAATTATTAGCTGAAACAATTGGTCGCCATATTGAGACAACAAAGTCACACAAGGTTACTTTAGAATTTAACAATGTCGAAATTATTTCTAGAGCAGAACTTAAAGGTGCTAGTGGTGAGGTATCAGGTTTAGATTTGATTTTCAAAGTAAACCCATTAGATAACGAATTCTTCAAAATTCACTATTGATAAAACTTTAATTTTATTGAGATTGGGGATGAGACTGGTAAATGGCCGATTACAAAAGAACCTATGAGTCATTTTGGAAGACGATCATTGAGGATGAAAAAGGGAACATTAATAAAGATCAGTTGATGAGAGAACTATCAGATTTCAAGCAACTATTAGATTCAATCCCTCATGTATATGAAGAAGTGACGTGCCATGGTGTAAGCAAGCCGTTTACTGATCCTAAATATGTTATTGAGACTCATAGAAAAGCTTTTATAAATAAAGGATACGCTCTCGAAGATTTGAAAAACATGAGCGTTATGGCAAAACATTACTCTCCTTTTGAGAAAGTAGTTAGCTTAGGCGCCATCGAAGATCTGTTGAAATAGATTAAAAATTATGATGAGGATTGATGAAAATGAAGACAGAGTTTGATTACCTCAATGAACACTTAGTAACATTAACAAGACTTAGAGAAGCTGGTCACAAGTGTGATCAGGAAATCAGTCAGGTTTTACGCTGTTTACATAAAACTATGTTTGGAAGAGAGCTATATTTCCCTTCAGACCGAACATGGTCAATAATAGAGAACGTTGATAAAGATTTACAAAGCAGATTTCACAAAAAAGCCCCTAAGCTCGTTTTAGTAGGCAATATTGACAGAGCCAAAGGAAAAACAACTCTTCTGATGAAATTATCGCAACAAAATAGCATACCGGTAATTGTAGGTACGAGTACAGATGATAAGGTCTATAAACACCTTGCAAAAGAAAAGGGAATTAGCTGTGTTATCATTCCGGCCGATTGTTTATCAGGCAGACGTTTACCGAATGGTGTGTATATTGATAGCACTGTTACCAAAGAGCAACTACAAACGATTAAAGAGCTGGACATTAAAATTAAGGGAGGATTCCATCATGACGATGTCCTCTCTTCTTTAGTTTAAGCACCTTTTTAGAACGCCTAGTGATGATTGCGATCCTCGCTCTATTGCTGGGCGTTTTATAAAACGTGTTTTTGAACCAATTATTTGGAGGTGAACCAATGCCAAGAAAAGCTAAAGAAAAGGAAAAATTGATCTGCGCTGCTTGTCAAAAAGAAAAGGACAAAGAGTCGGGGTTCTATAATTCACGAAGCAGCCTGTATGAGAAAACAGGCAAAGTCCCTATTTGCAAGACTTGCTTGAAGAAAAATATTGATTACAGCAATATTGAGTCAATATATACAGTCTTACAACAGATCGATGTTAAATTTGATCCTTTGTATTGGGAACAAGCTGAAAAGAGAAAAACAGATACATTTAGCGCTTATATGACAATGGCTAATTCATTAAAGCAATTTAACGGTACTGGTTATAAAGATAGTGTTTTTGACAAACATCCAGAGAAGCCACTTATAGAGGAATCTACACCTACAAACATTGCTGGTGTTAGCCAACCTGAAATCTCAGATGACCTGATTGATAAATGGGGAATTGGTTACACCCCTGATGAGTACTGTCAATTTGAAAGAAAATACAATAAACTTATTCGAAATTACGGCGAAAAAACCACACTTCATACCGAAGGCTTGCTTTCATATATTCGTTTTCGTGTAAAAGAAGAATTAGCAACTGCTAAAGGTGATGTAAAAGAAGCTAAAGAATGGGGTTCATTAGCTTCAAAGGCAGCTACAGATGCAAAAATTAATGTTTCTCAGTTGAGTAAAAGTGATATCAGTGGTGGAGTCGATGTTCTTTCTCAATTATTTGAAGCCGTTGAAACAGAATTGGGCATTATCCCCCTTCTCCCTCGTTTAGCAGCTCAACCATATGATGACGCTGATCTAATCATTTGGGCGATTATAAATTATTACAGAAGGCTTGAAGATAAGGAAAAAGTCGATTACAAGGACATTTACCACTTTTATGATGAAATGCTCGAAGAGGACTTCAAATCAAAAGGATTGTCGCCTGAAGAAATTGATAAACTGAAGAGTGCTCGTAACAATGTGTTCAGAGATTTAGAGAATGTGTACAAAGAACCCCTTTATGACACAGGTGATGAAGAGTAATGGCTAGTTATAAAAACTTCACCTCAAAAAACAAGAAGCATACAAAAAACAGAACAGATATTTACGACGCAGCTTTTGAAACTCCTCTGAATCCAGATGACAATTCAAACCTCATTGGCAAGAATATCTTCAAGTGGGCTGAGTTCACCTCATTTATTCGTTTTTATCCAGACATTTTTTACGATATGTTGAAGCCAGAAGTTGGCGGAATTGAGCTAGATTTATACCAAAGAGTTATGATGAGAACCCTCAGCCGCTTCCCTCAGAACTACTTCTGTATTCCACGTGGCGGATCAAAAACGCTTACCCAGATCATGGTTGCTTACCATACAGCTATTTGCTTCCCTAATGTAACGTTAGCCATTACCGCCTCCACAAAGGAATCAGCGGTGAAAATTTGGAAAGAAAAACACGAGGAAATTTTAAGGTTTTACCCTTCCATTAAAGATGAAATCAAGAGTGAAAACTTTTCAAAAGACAGTGGTCGAGTCGAATTTCAAAACGGGGCAATTATCGATAACCTGGCAAACGCTCAATCCTCTAAGGGTTTGCGTAGAAGACGTGGCTCATTAGAAGAATCTGCCTTGATTGATAAAGATTTATACGATGATGCTATCGAGCCGATCTTTAACATCCCTCGCACAACCATGACTGGTGAGATAGATCCTGCTGAACTAAATGGTCAGATTAACCGATTCTCTACATCAGGATATAAAAACTCAGATGAGTACGAAAAAATCCTTACGATGGTTAAGGAAACTGGTGATCTTAAAGGATCCTTTGTATTCGGATCAGATTGGCGCATTCCTATTCACTTTGGTCGTCAAAAAATGTCTGTCATTAATAAAGCACGACAAGGGAATGTAACTCGCTTCCGTCAGAACTATCTTTGTGATTGGATTGGTGCCAGTGACGGTGCTTTAATTAATATCAGTAAATTGATCAAAGCTCGGACAATTACCCACCCTGAACTTTCTTGTCCTAGAGATAAAAATAAGAACTTCTTGCTAAATGAATATGTAATCGGGGTTGACGTAGCCCGCTCTGCAGCTGAATCAAACAATAAAACAGCTATCGTCGTTTTGAAGATTATCAGAAACAGCAACAACCTCATTAGACAAGTTCAAGTGGTCAATATTATAGAGCCACCAAACGGATTGAGTTTTAAAGAACAATCAATCATGGTAAAAAGAGTTTTCAAAAACTATGGAGGAAATCAAGATACTTCCCTCTCAAGAGTTAAAGCTGTCATTGTCGATGGAAACGGAGTCGGTGGCGGTTTAATCGACCGGTTATTAGAGGATGTTACGGATCCGGAGACCAATGAAGAACTTGGGTGCTGGGCTACAATAAACACTGATCAAAAGCCAGATGTCCCAAATTCGCCGGAAATCGTTTATAACCTAAAATCCCAAGGTATTAACCAAGACATTATTACTCAATTCCTGGATTATGTAGAGTCAGGAAAATTAAAGTTGCTTAAGTCCTATGATGACATCAAGAACCAAAAAAGTATATCTGATGATGTAATGATTGAAGCTGCATGTATTCAAACTCAATTGTTCATCGATGAAGTTGCAAACCTTAGAATTAAAAAGACACAGAATTCTTTCACTGTTGAGCAAGTTGTAAAAAGAATTGATAAGGATAGGTACAGTGCAATTGCTTATGCACTGTATTACATAGCTTTATTTTTAGAAAAGGAAGAATCCGATGATGAGTATTCATTTGGATTCTTTTTTAATTAGTAATTGAGGAGGTGAATAATGACTACACCTGAACCACAGTCATCATATGAGTTTAATACAAATTTAGCGCCGCTTGATTCATTGTTCTTTAATGATTTATTTAACGGCGTTTCTTACGACAAAGTTAAATCATGGCTAAAAGACCACAACGTCTATAACAAACAGATTAGAGATGCCTCTAAATTGCTTTATAACGCAAATGGTGTGTATAGAAACGTTATTGACTACATGGTAGCCCTCCCGACTTTAGACAGAGTTATTTTGGGATCAAGTAAAGTGGCTGATTTCAAATCAAACAAACAAAAGTTCAATCTGGCTTTAAGAAAAATCAGCGACAAAAGTGTTGTCAGGGATGCATTAGGGAAACTCAGCAAATATGGCACTGGTTTTTATTATTTTGATTCTGTAGCCAATGATTCTTTTCCCATCACTCTAAGTGACAATGAGATCGGATCAATAACTGAATCAAATGCTATTGACGACTTTAATTGTTCCGTTCTCCCCCTTCCTCTCGATTATTGCAAAATTATAGGCAGGAAAAATTCCTCTTATCAGTTAGCTTTTGATGTCTCCTATTTTGACAAGTTCACAAGTAACGGAAGATCGCTCAAACTTAGACGATGGCCAGAAGAAATCAGACAAGGCTATAGGGCTTATAAGAAAGATCAAAATCGAAAATGGCTAGTTCTTGATAACAATAAGACCATTGCTGTTAAAGGAAGCAGTGACATTGAAGATCAATGGGGTCGCCCAATTGGTTTATCTGCATTTATTGATATGGTTTATGATGAATACTTTGTTGACACTAAACGGAACATTTTAGATGAGCTTAACAGCACTTTGATATATCAGACTTTTCCTGAAGGTGATCAAAAAGGTAAATCAGCTTTATCTCAAAAGCAACAGGAACAACAGCATGAGAATATAAAAAAAGCGTTAGTTGCTAAAGGAAGCGTTAAAGGTGTTAAGTTCTTCTCTTTGGCCTCTGGAACAAAATTAGACAAGTTAGAAACTAATGTAGATTTCTTGAAGGTTAAAGGTGAAGATGAGCTCATTAAACGAATCACTACAAATTTAGGATTTGCAGGATCGGCTCTCAATGGTCAAGACGGTAACTACTCTTCTCAACAAACCAATATCGAGATGGTTTCTTCCCAAATATTCTCCTGGTTGGAACAAATTCAAAATGAGTTTAACAAGGTGATAAACGCCAATATCATCAAAGATCCTCGCTCTTATATTGAGGTTTACTACCTCCCTCTTACCCACGTCAACAGGAAAGAAAAAGTCCAAAACATGAAAGACCTTTATACAAGTGGTCGAGGCAGTCTTATTGCTTGGATTGCCGCTACTGGATGGAATCCTGATGCTTACTTATCCCTAATGGAATATGAAAAAGACGAAGGTTTTGATGAAAAGTTCCCTGTTCATGCAACCTCTTTCACAATGAGTAAGAATAGCGACAAGTCAGCGGGCGCACCTGAGATCGACAATCCGAAAAACGAAAACACGATTAAATCGAAGACAAATAATAGTAATGGAACGCCTTCTGGCTCTTGAGAGGAGGTGATTAGTATTTGAAAAGCACGATTTTAGAAATTAACAATCAGAAAAAAACCAGTGGTCAAACATACATCAAGTGGGTCGTCCTTGAAATTCACGAAAACAATACTCAGTTTAACAAGAATGGCATTACCTGGCTGGAGAAATACATAAACGCTAACCTTGAATCAATCAAGTTAATGCCAATTTGCGCAGAGTTCTTGGATGATGAAAACAGTGAGCCATTCGGACACGGTTTAACAGAAGTCAAGGACGGCACCCCTCTCTTTGAAAACAGCGCAGTGGTTGGTACGACTACCAATGCTTACATTGACACTATAGATGTTAATGGAGAGCCAAAAAGAGTGTTAATAGCTGAAGGTTTCCTATACAACCAGCGCTACCCTAAATTTGTTCAATGGTTAAAATCAAAAATGTTTGATGGTGATTTCCCTGAGACCTCGGTTGAGATAGCGGCTGTAGAAGGTTCAGATGCAATTGAATATGAAGGTGGCTGGAAAGAGCAAGGACGTATACCTATGAAATTTGACTTTACAGGTGATGCAATTTTAGGTATTGACCCTGCAGATGATGCTGCCATTTTACTTGAATTAAACAGTAGCAAAAAGGAGGATAATTTAATGTCAAAATCTCAAGAAGAAGTAGTCCTTGAGCTAAACAACAAACTTGATAATAAGAATAAAGAAATTGGAGAGTTAAATCAAAAAGTTGAGAAACTTACTGAGGACTTAAAGCAAAAAACTGAAGAACTGAATGCCGCTGTTAAAGCTGCAAAGGATGAAAAAGCTAAGGCTGAAGCAAAAGAAAAAGAAGCACAAAAAGCTAAGGATGAAAAAGCCAAGGCTGATGAAGAGCTTAATTCCCTAAAGGAATTCAAAAACAAGGCGGTAGCCGAAAAGATGCAAGGAGAGCTTAATCAAGCTTTAAAGGAATATTCTCCTGAAGAGAAGGATGTCGCAAAAGAGAAAATTGAAATGTTCTCTAAGTCTCCTTCTGTCGAGCTTAAAAACGAGATTATTTCTGAAATCAACTCAGCAATCGCTCGATCCTTCATCGCTGCACGCTCAAAGAAGCAAGCCTCTGAGACTAATAGCACAAATTTCGATATTTATTCAGAAGTTCGTGATTCTGGGCAACAAAGTTCAGTGACTATTGATGATCTTTATTAAGATAAAATAACACTTTTATAAAATTTAGGAGGAATACTCAATGTTCAAATTCGGAACAATTGGTGCTTATAAACAAGTACGAAATAATCCACGCTGCAAGGCTAGTGTCGATTTAGTCCCTGGTCTAGCCGTAATCCCTAACGATTCTTCTGGTAACGCATTCCCTCCAGGCGCATCTTCTACTGCAAAAGGTGATGTATATGTGGTTGGAAACATTATTGATAAACCTGAAATTCGCAATAAAGAAGACTTCAAAGTTCTAAAAGGTGAATATGTCCTTGCATTTAATTTAGCAGACTTAAAAGGACTGCCAATTGAACTCAGCTCAGACGTGGTAGTTGATTATGATGCGCTTGTTAAAGATGACGTATTGGTTCCTGCTGCGGACAAAACAGGTAAATGGGTTAAAGCTGGCGATGACGTTGCGGAGTTTAAAGTATCTCTAAAAGTCTTAGAGAAAAATACATTTGGCGGAAAAGGTTTGTACCTAACAGTACAGGCTTAATTAATATTCTGGAGGTAATTATTAATGTTTACAGTTGAATTAAACAATGTTCAAAAAGACTCAAACCATTATGCAAATGCTAAATTGAATGCTAAGTCCCCTATTGTAGAAATCTTTTCTGCAGCTGCAACGGGTCAAGATCTTTCCAAGTTTGGAGAAAAAGCCAATGCTGCTATGACCCATGTGAAGGAACTAGCTTCCAAAGCTCTTATGGGCAACCCTGTAGCTAAAGCCGAGATCAACACAATTGTGCGTTATGCCATTGAGCCTAAGCTTATTTCAGCAATTAAGCTATTTGATTTTATGGGCACATTTAGAACTATTGGCTATGATCAGCAACCAATGATGACAACATACGCGCATGAATCCATCCGAAGCCAATTCCAAGCTTCCCGCGGTGACGTACCGTTCGCTACTACAACTTGGAGCGAATATCCAATTGGAACTCAAACCATTTCTTCTGGCTATGCTGTTAACTATCGTGAGATTCAAAGTGGAAACCTTGATAAAGTAGCAGAAGGCATGGAGCAAGTTCAAACAGATATGATGAACAAAGCAATGTACTATGTTGTAAATGAAATGTTCAATGCAATTAAAAATGCAACAGGCGTTAAATACTTTGCTGAAACTGAAGGTATCACCAAATCATCTGTAGACGATATTATCACAAAGATTCGCCGATTTGGACAACCTTCTATTGTTGGTGACTTTTCTGTTGTTTCTCAGTTAAATGACTTTTCAGGGTTTCAGGCTGTAGCCGGAGATGCTTCAAGCACTAAGCTCCCTCAATCTGTGATGGATGAGATCCGAAGAACAGGATTGCTTAACACTTATAAAGGTTCTTCTGTTGTAGAATTACCTAACGCTTATAATCTTACTGAATTAAATAAAGCCGGCGACAACTTCAAAACATATCTTCCTGAAGGACTTCTTTTCTTCGTTCCTCAAGGTAAAAAATCCCCTCTTCAAGTATTCCAAAAAGGCGGACTTACTTCAATGAATGGTAACGACATTATTACTGGAACAGAGATTACTCGTTTTGATATGGAAATTGGGGCTGGTGTAGCAAAAGGACAAGAACATCAAATTGGTCTCATCAGAGACACAAAATATGAATTACCACAAATTTAAACAATTTAAAATCTAGGAGGGCTGTGTCCCTCCTTTTATTTTTGGAGGGATTACATGTCTTTTAATTTAGATAAAAAGATTGCGATTAAAAATTTATGTCCATGGGATTTATATTTCCGAAAGATTGACACTCACGGAGACTTTAGATTGCCGGCCAATGGAATTAGACAGATTACAGCTGGAGAAGTGCAATCCCAAGTTTATGACAATACCTCACTGTTTACTGGAACTGACGGGCAAGGTACCCATGCCAAAATCTATATTGATGACAAAGAAACCCGTGTGCACTTAGGTTTCGAGACTGAAGATAAAGATGACAAGCAAGAAATTGTTACTGTAGAACGAATTAAACAAATCTTGGGATACAAAACCCAAAAAGCCTTCGAAGAAAATGTTCAAAAGGAAATCTTACTTGAGTCTGAAAAAGCTCAGCTGTTTGATGTAGCTAAAAAAGAAAAGATTAATGATTACGCTAAGATTAAGTTCATTGAAGAATACACTGGATTTAAATTTGATACTCAATCATAAGGGGGTTAAATCTTGACTACCTATGATGAAATCATAAACGTTTTCCATTCAAAGTTTCAGTCAAATGAAATATTACCAGATGGACTTGAGTATCAGTTTTTCAAGAACGCTATTGGTGAATATGAAACAGATTTAACTGAACTGGGTTTTGATAAAGAAACAAAAGATTTTAAAGAACCCCTCTCCCCTGCTCAAATTCAAATTTTAGGAAGACTCATGTACAAAGATTATTTAGGAAGATATCGAGACAGAGCCTTAAAATTAAACAACATTGTAGGAAGAGATATTCAATTGACAGGTTTATCTAATACTAAAGCTCAGGTTAATAGATCCTATGAAGATCTTGTCGATGAGATTGAAAAAAAAATGAGCAAACTAAAAGTGAATAATTTTGATTGAGGTGGTTCGGTGTCTGTAGATTGGTATCTTACCTCTTCTTCAAATTATTTGAGTGGCTGGGAAAATGAAGAGTTTAATTCAAACAAGTATGAAATTTTCAAAGAAATCTTAGCAAATTCACCTGAAACTTACGATATTAAATTGAATGGCAAGCCTGCACAGGTAATAATTCAAACCACTCAGGACAGTGAAACAAAAAAAGTCCTTACAGTTTTAGGTTTATTAAATCGTGGTGACTTGATTTTGTATGACGGTAGTTACTGGTTAGTTAATTCACGCCCTACCGATAACAAAATGAATGACAGTGCTACTATGCGGCTTTGTAATTCATCAATTAGTCTAACATCTTCTGACAAACTAATTGATTCCGGAAAGATCGATGAAGTTACAGGGAGACCGATAAAGATTAAAGTGCCTGGTGAGAAGGTTGACATCCCGTGTGTTTTAGAACGGACAACCTCAACAATTGGATCAGAATTGGCTATAAATATTCCTGAAGGGCAAGCACATGTCACCATCCCCTTTTTAAAACATGAAAAATTAAAGAAGGGTCTTTTTCTTTCTTTTTATGGTGAAGAATTCCGTGTTGATGATATAGACTATTCCAAGGTCTATGGAGACACCGGAACAATTAGACTTATAGCCAAAAAGAAAGTTGGAGGTGATAGTGAATGAGTATGATGGTCGAACATATGACAACTGTATTCAGAACCATTATGAATGATACAGAATTGAATCGTCTTTTATATTATAAAGATGACCCTCTCTCCTCTTCTCTCCCTGACGTTCAGACGTTGGAAAATTATTATGATCCAGTTGATGATTCCCCATCGATATTAAGCTCCATAATTAAACGTGCTCCCAAAACTGATGATTTAACCGATCAACCAATTTGCAGGCTTTGTGTTTATCTTGGCAATGGAATCCCTAAACCCTCAATCCAAAGTGCGATGCTACTAGATCAAGATTTGATGATTGATGTTTATACACACATTAACACCTATGAAGAGACTGAATTCAGGAACCTGAAAATTACTGATCGTATTTGTGACATGCTCTTCAATCAAAATTTTGCTGGTATCGGTAAAAATATTAAATACACAAGACTGCTCATATCGAACGCACCTGAAGGATATTTGGGATACAAATTAATATTCACTTTCGGAGCTATGAAATGATTGATATGGAGTTTTTCATTACTGGAGAACCTATCTCTACAGAACTTGGTGAATGCAGATTCATTAAAGTTAAAGAGTACGGTCAGTTAGCCAATTATTTAAGGCTAATCAAAATGTCCAAAAAAGAGATCATTTACGTTTATAGCAAAGAAGATGTTAATCGTTTCGGGGAACTTGATGAGCTTGTTGCTGAATTAAAAAAAATGACTCTTTATGAAATTTCGGGTACCCTTCCTAATTTTCAAGAAGCCTATAGCACAGTGTTATCTAAAATGTTCGACGGAAAAGAAATACTGGATAAGCTTACTCCAGACAACTTCGATTCCATTAGAGAACTTGTATTAAAAATGTGTTGTTTGAAGGAAGAAAAAATAAGCTCCAATCCTGAGATTCAAAAAGCTAATGAGCGAAGCAAAAGAGTCAAGAGTCAAGATGTGGATCAAGTAGATATAGCAGATATCATTAGCACAGTGTCAACTTATACAGGCTATCTTTATAAAGACATTAATGACATGACCCTGTTTCAACTTTATATGACTTATCACCGCATTGCTCAATTCAAGCAATATGACACTTCTACCCTCTTTGCTACAGTTTCACCAGAAGCAGGCAAGAACATTGTGAACTGGGATAAACACATTGACTTATTTGAGGAAGAGAAACATTACATAAGCCGAGATAAATTTATAAATGAGACCAAGGGTTTTTCTAAGGGCAGCTAATAGCTGTTCCTTTTTTATTTTAAGGAGGAAATCTATAGATGAAAACAGTTATTCAAGATACAGCTGATGTTTATTTCAGAAGAAAATCTGATGGTCAGCTTGTATTCACAGCAGAAGCACAAACAGCTTCATTCTCCCAAGCCATCTCCGAAGACAAGCTTCGTGGTGGTATCGGGAATAAACCACTTTACATCTTGAAGTCTGAAAAAGAAATCAATCTTACTGTCAAGAATGCATTTTTCGACCTTGAATGGTTGGCAATGACACAAGGTGAAACAATTGAGGAAGAAGCAAAAGTTCAGGTTTTTGACCGTGAACATGGTCTAATTGTTGACGACAAAAATACGGTTACTCTTAAAGGTAAACCGGTAAGTGATGTAACCTTCTTCAACAAAAAAGGATTAACTTATAAGACGCCTGTGTCTACAGATAGCACGTATTTAATCCCTACTGGATTTGCTGGTACAAAAGAGAAATTAACAGCCGTATATCAGATTAACAAAATCGGCAGACGGCTCGCTATTAAAGCAAGTAAATTCTCCGAGCGATATGAAGTTGAGTACCGTACAATTGCGTATAACCCTGATACCGAAGAGGTCTATAGTGATATCTACATTCAATTCCCTAACGTATCCCCTTCAGGTGAGTTTGAAATGTCCCTCGAAAACGGTAATGCATTAGCTCCAGAAATTAAATTTGAAGCACTGGCCGACACTGACACAGACGAGATGGCAGTTGTTATTGAAGCGAGCAGAGATGATAATGTAGCCACTCCAGATCCTGATACAGAAACTCAAACTAAATCCGTAGACGTTGGCAATTAATTTTACAGGAGTGATTTTTAATGGCAGCAAAACTTAATGATTTCGATGGCGTAAAATCTTCAGCTAGAGATGATGGAAACGGCGGTTTAGTAACTGACATTCACCTAAAATCACAAGAAAAACCCCTACAAGTTGACTTCCCTCAAGCTGGTTTGGATGCTATCAAAGGTATCCAAGTACAATCACCTTCCGTGACCTTGAATGAAAGAGATCCCGGTTTCTCCTCTTTTAAAACGGATAAATTCACTGTTACTTCAACAGCTCAAAAAGTTACCGCAGGTATCACTGACAGAACAGCCCTTACTATTTATCCTCCTGCAGAAGGCACGATTTACATTGGAAACTCTACTGTGACTGCTGATACAGGTATCCCATTGACCTCCGGCGACAAACCTTTTTCGGTACCTGTTGCTGCTGGCAAAACACTTTATGTCTATGTGATTAATGACGGTACTGACAGAGATGTAAGAGTATTTGAAGCTAAATAATTTGAGGGGATATTTCCCCTCTCCTTTTTAAATAAAAGTCAGTTTTTAAACAGATTTAGGAGGTGGAGTTGTTGACAGAAACCGATGCAAATATTTTAAAAACCATTCCAGATAAAGCAACCTTTACATTCCACGAAGCAACAACTGCCCCGTCTGAAGGTGAAGAATTTGTAGTATCACATTATCGGGATATTACTGTTAAGATCTCTGGTTCCTCAACTTCAAGAGAAATAAAATTCTTTGCCGTAGATGAAAATGGTGAAAAGACAGAAATTGCTGGAACAAACAAAACTGATTTTCAATTAGGTACGGGCACATTGAATACAAATGAAATCTGGGATTTTGATATTGCAGGGCTTTTCAAATTCATGGTTGAGGTTGTTTCCGTAAATGGAGATGTAACGATTAAAGGAATTGCGGTGAGTTAATGAGTAGTAGTAAATTTGTAGGTCAGCTCAAACAAAACAATGAGCAAATTAATAATCTTAAAGATCAATTTTTCAGAACTGAATCTCATATGTCTGATCATGAAAAACGCTTGAATGAAAAAGTTGATGAGTTTATGGAAAAGCAGAATTTTGATTTAAAAATGCATATTCAAAACAGTGAGAATCCACATCATGTGACTAAAGAACAAGTCGGATTATCAAATGTAATAAATGAAGAGCAAGCTTCAAAAGTAGATTTTGATAGTCACCTTGACGATAAGGAAAATCCTCATGCAGTTACAAAAAGCCAGGTTGGTTTGTCTAAAGTTGATAACATTCAGCAAGCAGCAAAAACTGATTTTGACGCTCACGATGCAGACTTGGAAAGACATATCACAAAGGATGAGCGCAGTTATTGGAACAGTTCTGATGAAAGGTCAAAGTCTATTTTAGCTGAACATACCAACGATCAATCAAACCCTCACAAGGTTACTGCTGAACAGGTTGGACTTGAGAATGTAGACAATGTAAAACAAGCTACTAAAAGTGACTTTGATAATCATCTGAATGACACTAATGTCCATATCGACAAATCTGATCGGGATAAATGGAACGCTGCTCAACTCTTCAAACTCACCGCCGATGATGGGAAGGTAATCTACAAAGACAGTTCCGAAAAAACCGAATACAACGATTTGATTACCACCGGGTTTTATTTAATCGCCAACCAGGGTCTTCACTCCCCTGCTAACTTGTCCAATGTCTATTTAGTTGTCATGAATTATGGTGATACAGTAGCCCAATTTGCTTTAGAAGCATATTACGGAACACATACTTATTTCCGATTTAGGAAAAGCGATTTAACTTGGACTACGTGGCAAACACATGAAACGACCGACGGAGCACAGACCCGAGCTACTGCTGCACTCAACTCAGCTAAAACCTATACTGATACCAAGCTTTCCTCAATAACATGGTACACTCCTACTTTACAGAATGGATGGGTTAATTACACAGATGTTAACTCAACAGACCAAACAGTGTTTAAAACTCGGTATACAAAGGATGCAACGGGGGCTGTTTTTGTAGAGGGAGCTATAGCAAAAGGAACGATTGGTTTTGGAGTGGCAGCATTCACTTTGCCTGAAGGATACAGGCCTGGAAGAGCGTTTCAATGGGTTGGTGTAGCTTCCCAAGCAGGAATGTCAGGAATACCTCAGACTCACAGAACGCTTGTTGATACTGAAGGAAGAGTTATTATAGAAAGTTGTACAAATACCTCCAAACCCAATGATTACATTAGTTTCGGCTTTAGTTTTAAGGCCGTGTAGGGAGAATATTATGATGCAAGTATACAAATATGACGAAAATTATATTTATGAATCCCCTGTTGTGCTTGAAGACGATAGTCCAATTCCTGATAATTGCACTATAATAGCTCCATCCGATGGTCTTTATATTCCCAAATTCAATCCTAAAACAAAAAAATGGATTGAGTCAGCATCGAAAGAATACATTGACAGCTTAAAACCACTTGACCCCGAGCCATCGGAAGCTGAAAAGGTTAAAAAACAATTAAGTGACTTAACATATCAACTAATGATGGATGGTGTACTTTAAATGAATTGGTATGAACTTATAAAAGATTATTACAACGACGGTAATGGCGTGTGGGATGAATATCGAGTAGCGCAAGCTGTAGTAAAAGGAAAAATTACACCAGAACAGTACGAAGAAATTGTTGGAAAGAAATATATTGAACCAACTACCTAATTATGATAATTTTAGATCATGAAAAAAATAAAATTGATAACATTAACTATTGCTTTAGTCATACTAGGAGGATGTTCATTTAACGAAGTTGATTCATCAGCTTTAGGCTATGGGAAAGGAAGCAGTAAAAAATACGAGCCGCTAATGATTGCACACAGAGGCGCCTCGGAAATTGAGCCAGAACACACCCTACTCTCCTATGAACGAGCAATAAAAGACAAAGCAGACTACATTGAAATTGATTTACGACAAACCAAAGACGGTCACCTAGTCGCAAACCATGACAAGACTGTTGATCGAACCACAAACGGTAAAGGGGAAGTTGAAGGTCTTACATTAGATCAGATTAAAAAGCTACATACTAGAAAAGGACAAAAGATCTTAACGATTGAAGAAATCATTAAGAAGTTTGGACAAACAACAAAGTATTATATCGAGACTAGAACAAACAACAAAGGCAAATTGGTAATGGAGAAAAAGTTAATTGACATACTCTCTAAAAATAAACTAATCGCTAATAACAAAGTTGTTTTAGAGTCATTTAGTGACAAAAGTCTAAAGAAGTTACATAAGCTAAACAATGATGTTCCTCTTGTTCAACTTTTGAAAGATGAAGACATTAAGCCGATGAGCAAATCAAAGCTAAACGAAATAAAAAATTATTCTAATGTTGTTGGCCCTAATGCAAAATTTGTTGATAAAGGTTTTGTTGATTTAGTCCACAAAAACAATATGAAAGTACATGTGTTTTTTAACGCTGATAAAGAAAGAGCACTCACATCCAAAATGCTTAAGTTGAAAGTGGATGGACTATTTACAAATAACCCAGCTTATACAGAGAAAGTTCTAAAAGAAGATTATAAATAAAATACAAGTTTTATTTAGACACCTCTCCCCTATTGAGGTGTCTTTTTTAATGTGTGCAGAGGATATATAAGGAGGAAATGAGATGGCATCGAAAAAATTAAATCTTGGGTTGATTGAAGAAAGTGTAAGTAAATATGACAAGAAAGAACGAGTACAACTTACTGATGACGTTCATGTTTTTATTTACCCTTACTTCTCCCCTACCCGCTTGACCAAAATGCTTACTGAATTTATTACGGATCAAGAAGAGGCAAAAGAAGCAAGAATTAAGTTTGAAGATATTAATCCTGTTCAATGGGGATTCTTTTCATTAATTAAGGAATTTACAGAATTGGGTATTCCAAGTGATATTAAAAACAAAGTTAAGTGGTTTGTTAAACTTGTGGACTCTGAATTTTTCCCTTTGATTATTAACAGCTTTCCCGAAGAAAGTATGAAGAAATTTGGAAAAGCAACAAAGATGATGCAAGAGAATTTAGACAAACTTTCAAATATGACTCAGGAAGAAATAAATAACCTCATCCTTAATAAAGTCGATGAGATTGAAAATGAACAAGAGGCTGAATAATGGCCAAGAATATAAAAGAAATAGCAGCACTAATTGAATTTGCCGCGAAGCAAGCCGTACAAAAACAATCAAGCACAAAAAATACAATGATTAAAACTGGTCAAGAGCATGTGCAATCTGATGTATATGAGGAATACGATCCCCTTGAATATGAACGTACATCTCTTTTGAAGGACTCCTTTGTCGTTCAAAACGAATCTAACGGAATTTCATTAGACAATACCCGTGAAGACAACGGTAAGGATGTTGCCACGGTTGTTGAGACTGGTCAAGGATACACGTATCCAGATAAATACGGTTATGGTTACGGAAAACCTCGCCCATTTATGAAGAATACCGCTGAATCGTTAAAAGATGGACGATTAGTTGCTGCTATGAAAAAAGATTTAAATGCAAGTGGTATTAAAACAGAATAACGGTGGTGTATTAATGGCCAGAAAAAAGATAGCATATGCAACAAAAGAAAAGGTCAACAAAATTAACCCCAAAAATGCGGAATTAATCCGAAAGTATTTTGTCTTTAAAAACATGAACCTTTCGGAATCCAGTAAAGTGGGATATCAATCAGATTTCAATCAATGGCTGGTATACATTTTAGAGAATTACAATAATCAGCACATTGTGGATATTATTAAAGAAGATCCTGATGATATGGTTGATTTAATTGAAGACTTTGTTGCATTCTGTACCAGTATTCTAGGCAATAATGAACGAAGAATTCAGAGACGAATGAGTAGCATTAGCTCATTCTTTTTATTTTTAAGGAAAAAACGTAAGATCAAAGAGAATCCCGTTGACTTCTTAGACAGACCTAAGGCCGGAACTGGTGAAAAACTTCAAATTAAACAGACCTTCCTAACAAAAGAACAAGTTGAAGAAATCAGAAAAGGACTTAAAAAGAAGGAAAATATTCAGTTAGAGCTCTTCTTTGAATTCGGTCTCTCCACGATGGCCAGAGCTAATGCTATAAGCAACGTTAAAGTTGAACAAATTGACTTTGAAAGACTTCGGGTGGAAGATGTCATTGAAAAAGAAGGATACAAAGTCACCCTCTTCCCTTCTCAAAGAGCTATTGATCTTGTTAAGGAATGGCTGGAATACAGATCCGAAAACGGAATTGAATGCGAATACCTTTTCATAACAAAGTACGGAGGCACATGGAAAAAAGCTGAAACCGGAACTTTACAAGGGTATTGGATAAAGAGAATCGGAGAAATAATTGATATTCCTGAATTACACTGTCATGATTTAAGGCACAGTGGTAGTAACCTTCTGTATCACAGTGGCATGAGTCTAGAGGACGTGTCTCAATTATTGAACCATAAAGGAACTGACGTAACAAAAAATCACTATCTAGAAGTAAATAAAGATGCTATTCAAGACAAGAAAGCAAAATTTGAAGTGTAAATGAAATCCCTCTTTTATTCAGAATCAAAATCCTTCAATTGAGGGATTTTGCTTATGGATAAAACTTAAACATGTTTCCATATTTGACGATAATATGGAGAGGTGATTGTATGGAAGCAGTTAAGGCCTATAAGAATATTTATAAACATAAATTTGCTGAAAAATTAATATGCTCCAGTAATGAAGAGCTCCTTAAATTTATCGAAGAAGAATTCCCTAAAAAGCCTATCAGTTCTTATAATACTTACAAACAAAAAATAGAGGCACTGAGCACCTTAGATGACACAGAATTAAATTTAGCAATAGCTAGAATGACCAATATTGAAAATATACACGATCACACCAAACTTTGGCCTGTTGGAAGTTTATTAGTAGCCACCTCTTTTATTGCTCTACAAATCATATTAAAAGTGAATATAACAAAAATAGATAAAGACAACTATCTTAACGCTTTGTACTATGTTTTGTTGGCTATGGCTGTGTGTTTATCATTCTTATTAAGTATGCAAAAAGAAAGAAAAAAAGTAGTAACGGCAAGCTTTTTCAAGGAATTGTTGATTCAAATTAAGTCAGATAAGGATTAATGTTGAGTTATTCTAACTTACTGGAAACCATGATATAATGTAGGAAAATAATACTGGTGGTGGTTGGATGGGTTATAAGATTATGGCTTATGGCGGCTATTTTTTATTCAGCCTTTTCTTCTGTTTAATGGATGGTTGGAAACCTCTGGGAGTTTGCTTGACAATCCTAGGCTTACTTATATTAGCTACTGAACCGTACAGGATAAAATCCGCAGCACTTGCAGATAAGATTAGAAAAAATGCTGAAATGCTAAAGGCCTACGATAGCGAATTTAATCCTGATAATTTCTTTAGCACTTATAAAACCAAAATTGCTTATAATGAAGATAAGGGTATTCTTAAGGTATATCAGCTTAATGGCGAAGAAATAAACGAGTATGTTATCCCTTTTGACCAAATTATTCAATCTGAAATCTCACTGGATGATCAGGTGATTTCGAAGGTTGCCAAATCAGGGATTATTGCTGGAGGATTATTAGGTGGTGGAATCGGTGCAGCAATTGGCGGTTTGTCAGTCTCCTCTACTCAAACAGAAATGGTGAAGTCAATTACGCTTAAAATTACAGTCGAAAACCTCAAAAATCCTATACACTATATCCACTTCCTTCCTTCTCGTGAGGATGATGGATATGAACCTCAAGGTTATAAAAAAGACGGTAATATAATTCAACAGGCTTTGAAAAACGCCGAATATTGGCAAAGTGTTATGGATGTAATTATCAAGAAAACAAGTACAGTCGCTCAATAATTTGAGTGGCTTTTTTATTTGCTCTGATTAGCCCCACTTGAAAGGATGTGACTTATTTTTGAGTCAAGATTTAAAAATAATATTGACCCCAAAAGCTGATACCTCCTCAAAGACTGTCGAACAGTTAAATCAGCAAATTAAATCTTTAGAGAAAAAGCTTAATTCCCTTAATTTAAAGACCAATATTGATGCCTCTGCTTTAAAGACTCTCAACGACTTCTCCTCTGCGGTTGACACTTACCAAAAACATCTCAAATCCTTCAATCAAACAATTAAAGAAACTACAATGATTACCAGAAATGCTGATGGCACTGTTGAAAAACTTACGCAGCAGTATAAGAAAAATGGCGAAATCATTCAGCGTGAAACAAAGACCATAGACAATCGCAATCAATCATTACGAGAACAAACGCAAGAAGTTAACAGGCTTGCTCAAGCGACTGAAAAACTAGGTCAGGTACAGAAAAGAACAGAACAGAAGAATTCTCAAGGACAAACAACGAGGGTTACTCAAAAGAACCGCAATGGGTTCGATGATATAACATATACGACTGATCCAAAAACAAACGCTACTACGTCAAAAGTAACAACGAATTATGATCAACAACGAAAAGCTATTGAACAATTAAAGCTAGATTTAGAAAAACTTAGACAGCAAGGAATTGTAACTGACACCACCCTCTCTTCTCTTGGACGGAAATTAAACACTGCTCAAACAGCTCAACAAATTGAAGCATTACAAAACAGAATTAAAATGCTCGATGATAAGTCTGCTGCTGTAGCTAAAAATAATGAACTCCGAAAAACTATTGAGCTTTATCAACGGCAAGCGCAGGTAAACGTACAAAACCTTAATACGCGTTATGGCGATACGATGGGCGCTGGAAGTAGACAAGCTATCCAAGAATATCTGAATGCAGTTAATAGTCTTAACGTAAGTGTCGGCGGAAGCAATATCAGATCTCAAATGCAAAGCTTGAACATGCAATTCAGGGAATTGGCTTCAAATGCGCAATCAGCAGCTAGTCAAGCCTCTTCTTTCGGCGCGGAGCTAACACAAGCTTTCAAAAGTATGTCTACATATTTAATCTCTGGTTCTTTGTTCTACGGCGCTATATCTGGACTCAAGGAAATGGTATCTCAGGCTGTTGAAATTGATACTCTAATGACAAACATCAGACGTGTGATGAATGAGCCTGATTACAAGTACAATGAACTTCTTCAAGAGTCAATCGATTTAGGTGACACACTTTCAAACAAAATCACTGACATTCTCCAAATGACCGGTGATTTCGGGCGTATGGGCTTCGATGAAAGTGAATTGTCCACTCTAACAAAAACCGCCCAGGTTCTACAAAACGTCTCTGACTTAACTCCTGATGACACAGTTAACACTTTAACTGCCGCCATGTTAAACTTCAATATTGCAGCCAATGATACAATTTCAATTGCAGACAAGCTAAATGAAGTGGATAACAATTACGCAGTAACTACTCTTGATCTGGCCAATTCTATTCGGAAAGCAGGAAGCACCGCTTCGACTTTCGGCGTTGAATTAAACGATCTGATTGGTTATACTACAGCAATTGCAAGTACCACTCGTGAATCAGGAAACGTTGTTGGTAACTCACTTAAAACTATTTTTGCCCGGATAGGAAACAACCGAAGCGCAATCAAAGCGTTGGATGAAATCGGAATTTCTGTAAAGACTGCAGGTGGAGAAGCAAAATCTGCGAGTGAGTTGATTAATGAGGTAGCAGCCAAATGGAACACATTAACTGATGCTCAAAGACAAAACACTTCTATTGGCGTTGCGAATATCCATCAATTGTCTCGATTTAATGCCTTAATGAACAACTTCTCTATCGCCCAAAATGCCGCAACAACTGCTTCTAATTCTGCAGGTAGCGCTTGGAGCGAACAACAGAAATACGCAGATAGCTTACAAGCAAGATTAAATAAACTTCAAAACAATTTCACCGAATTGGCTATAGCTTCATCGGATGCCTTTATTAGCGACGGATTGATTGAGTTCACTCAAGCTCTGGGTTCTTTGTTAAAAGCATCTACTGGAATAATAAACACTGTTGGTTTCCTCCCCCCTCTTTTTGTAACGATTAGCACCGCTACATTGTTACTCAGTAAAAACACTCGAACTTTAGCTACTACTCTTATATTTGGCTCAAAAGCAATGAGACAAGAAGCATTAGCTAGCATCGGATTAGAAGCAGGTATGACCCGCGCTGCTATTGCATCAAGGGTTTTGAAAACTGCTCTTAGAGGGCTTCTGGTTTCCTCAGTGGTTGGGGTTGCATTTGTTGCACTGGGTTTTGCTTTAGAAAGCGTAGTTTCATCATTCGCAGATGCCAAAAAAGCTAAAGATGATTTTGAACAGAGTCAACAGACTAATGTTGAAGCAATTACAACCAACAAAGACTCCACAGATAAACTGATCAAACAGTACAAAGAGCTTCAAAAAGCTAAGGAATCAAGAACCCTTTCATCAGACGAAGAACAAGAATACCTTCAAGTTACTCAGCAATTGGCTCAGACCTTCCCCGCTTTAATTCAAGGTTATGACTCTCAAGGAAATGCTATTTTAAAAAGTAATAAAGCTTTAGAAGAGGCTATTGCAAATACTAAAGAATATCTTGAACTTAAAAAGACGGAAACTAAAGATAGCTCTAAGAAAACATTCGAAGACGCTGCTAAAGAAATCAAAAAGTCTAAGGATGAACTGAAGCAGTACAAACAAATCGCTGATTATAATGATAAAGGTAGACCAAAATGGGACTTCCTTGCTGATGATGACGATTATAAAATTGCAGCTGATAAAGCGAAACAAGGAATGCTTAAAGCGCAGTCTGATATAGCAAGTGGAAATGCAAAGGTTAGAGACAGTGTCCTCTCAATCGCCCAAGCATACAGTTCTATAGATATCAGCAACACTTTAAAGACGAGTATCAATGATATTGTAGGTAAACTCACTTTAAAAGATGATTTGAATCCTGATGATCTCGATAAATTCTCTTCTGCACTGGGTAAACTCCAAGAGAAAATGCAAACGGCGTTGAATTCAAACGATGAAAAAGCATTTGATAACGCAAAAAAAGACCTGCAAACTCTTTTAGAGACCTATGCTGACTCTGGTTCATCAATTGATGTCTTTAAGTTGAGTTTTGATAAGGCACAAAAGAACATTAAAGATGGCGACAAAGCCATTTCTTCTGTTAAATCTGAAGTTGGTGATTTAGGGGAAACTCTTGCTGAGGCAGGTAACGAAGCTGAAGATTTTGGTCAAAAGCTCAAAGAAGCACTCGACGCAAATGATATCAGTCAGATTAAAGATGTAATCAAAGGCATGTCAGAATCAATGCAGTTTGACTCTGTTCAAGGCATTCTTAACGGGGATATTTTTAATAACACTAAAGAACAAGTTGCTCCTTTAAATGAACTTTTAGAAAAGATGGCTGAAGGAAAGAGCATTTCTGCCAATGAAGCTAATGCTCTAATCCAAAAAGATAAAGAATTAGCCAAAGCAATAAGTTATGAAAATGGTGTTATAAAGGTTAACCGAGATGAAGTAATTCGTCAGCGAAAAGTTAAGCTCGATGCATATAATGACATGGTTCAATATAGTAATAAGCTAATGAAAACTGAAGTCAATAATGCCATTAAAACCTTAAACGCTGATTCTTTACGAATTGACAGCCTTAGAAAGCTTCGGAAAGAGCGTAAGCTCGATATATCCGAGGCAGAATTGTCTCAGCTCGAAGTTAAATCAATTAATAATGTAGTTGATGCGAAGAAAGAATTACATAAGATTGAAGAAAAAATGTTGCAACCTGGTGGATTTTCTAACAGCCAAATCTCTGCAATGGATAGCGTTAGAGCTGCTCTTAAATCGTATATCTCAGCATCAGAAGAAGCTACATCTACTCAGGAAACAAACAAACAAGCGTTAATAGAATCAGGTACTTCCCTTGAAAAATGGACAGACGAGCAAGAGAAAGCAAATGAAGAAACCAAAACGTCCATGTTCGTGGCTGATAAATACAAGGAAGCTCTAGAGAAAGTTAATGCTGAAGTCGAAAAGTACAATAAGCAGGTAAACGATTATCCAAAGTATTCTCAAAGTTATCGAAATGCCCTGCAGAAAGAAATTAAAGCACTCCAACAAAAGAAAAAGCTTATGCAGGAGCAAGCAAAACTCCTCAAGGATCAAATTAAGTCAGGGAACATTGCGCAATACGGTATCGTAACCTCTTCCCTCTCCACTGGTTCATCTTCTGGTAGTTCTTACACTTCGGGTGGCGGGTCTTACTCCGGTAAATACTCCAGCTACATTAATTCTGCCGCAAGCAAATACGGTGTTGATCCAGCTCTAATTGCAGCTGTAATCCAACAAGAATCAGGATTCAATGCAAGAGCTCGTTCTGGAGCAGGCGCAGCCGGATTAATGCAGTTGATGCCATCCACAGCTAAGAGTTTAGGTGTAAACAATGTTTATGATCCTTATCAGAGCATTATGGGTGGTACGAAATATTTAGCCCAACAACTAAGTAAATTTGGTGGCAATGTTGAGAAAGCACTTGCTGCTTATAACGCAGGGCCTGGGAATGTAATCAAATATGGTGGCATCCCTCCTTTCAAGGAAACGCAGAATTATGTTCAGAAGATCATGTCAAATTACACTAAGTCAATGACTTCTGCTAATTCCTCCATTGCAAGCTACTACACGAAGAACAGTGCGTTTAAAATAAGTTCTAAATATAATGCGAAAGATGGCGCTTACCGATCAACTCCACATAAAGGGACAGACTTTGCCGCAAAAGCTGGAACCGCAATTAAATCGGTTCAGAGTGGAAAAGTTCAAATTGCTGGTTATAGCAAGACTGCCGGTAACTGGGTTGTCATTCAGCAGGATGATGGAAAAGTTGCTAAGTATATGCATATGCTTGATACCCCTTCTGTTAAAGCCGGTCAAACTGTTAAAGCTGG